CTGGCCGGTGTCAAGGAACTGGAATATACCGGAAATGCCCTGGTGTGCAGCACCATGAAGAATGCCTATCAGAAGACCGGCAAGTATGAAATCCTGACGGATAAGAAGTACACCGGATCTTCTGACTACCTGAAGCGTGGTGACGTGCTTGTCAGTTCCGGTCATACCGTCATGGCACTTGATGATGGTGCCAAGGCTGGTGGATCCAGCAGCGGTTCCGGAACTGGTTCCGGCAGCGGATCCGGTTCAGGATCCGGAAGCACCAGCGGCAAGGTGAAGGAAGTCAGGGCAACCGGCTATGCCACGGGCTTTGACAAGAAGCTGGCCGGACAGTACGTCACCACTGCTGCCGTTTATATGCGGCACGGTGCCGGTACCGGAAACAAGGCCATGGTTGTCCTGCCTGTTGGTCTGAAGGTCATGAACTACGGCTACTACAGTGTGGACAAGTCCAATGGCCGAAAGTGGCTGTACATTCAGGTGACCTACAACGGCACCAAGTACACTGGTTTCACGTCCAGTCTGTACCTGAAGAAGGTCTGATCCGGATGTCGGAACCGTGTTTCTAATTTGTTACTAAATACCACCGTTTTATATCGTTTTCTGCCGTCTGAAATACTGAACAAATGGCGAAAATTCAGCATATTGCAGACTTTAAGAACGGGAAAAATTGTGGTATAATATTATCAAAGAATAACTGGTTAAAGGAGTGATTTGAAATGGCTATTTGGGTTAGTCGGTACAGCAACAAAGAATTGCAGAGTGGTAAGTATTATCCGGTAGGGATCAGTATAGGGAAACCAAAGTGGCCGCTTGGCTACGAGCTGAGAGAGCAGTGTTTCTCCCTGGCACCGAAGGGATATATGCTGAACATGAGCCTTGAAGATTTCAAGCCTGCATACTACGGAAAGTTAGAGGACATCGGCACAGAGAAGATCATAAACATGGTCGAGAGGCTCGATAAGAAAGCCCAGGACGAAGGAAAAGAGTTAGTCCTGCTCTGTTATGAGGATGTGAGAATCCCGGAAGATTGGTGTCACAGAACGGTATTCGCAGAATGGTGGGCTGAGAACACAGGCGAGTTGATTGAAGAGCTGCCCGATCCGTCGGAGCCGAAGGTAAAGAAACCTAAGCCTGCGGAGAAAAAGGCAGAGAGTAAGGTTGACAATAAGAAACCTGCACAGGAAGAGGCAAAGCAAATGAGCATCTTCGATTTGGTAGGGGCAGGGATTTAATATATCCGGAACTGGTGTAAAGTAGCACGTTCTGATTCCATCAGAGAGATTCCACTTCATTGTGGGGTTCCGGTCCAAAAACAACGGCATCGCATCCGGCAGGGTACGGTGCCTTTTTTGTGCAATGTGCTGAGGTGGGTATCAAAAATTACGGGGTTGATACTTTGGCTGACCTCAGCTTTTTGTATATTTTGAACAAAAAGAAAGGAGTGACAGAGGGCAATGGCATTTTTTATGAATCCGGGAGCAATGTTTCTTGGGTGCCTGGGAACATCCGAGCAGCGTTTTCTCGTGAAATTGATTGAGACAGCAGCGAAGTCGGGCTATACGAGGTTCGTTGAGCCTTGTGCCGGAACATTCGCAATGAGCAATCTTGCAGTGCAGAATGGATTTAAGCCGGAGCAGATCGAGACGAGTGATGTGTCTATGATGCCTACGGTGCTTGGGTATGCGATAACAGGGCAGTCATTGGAGCCTTTGGAAATTCATGCACAAGGCTTTAGTGATGAAGAGCTGCTTGATCCTGCAACGGCATTGTACGCACAGTTGTACCTCAGAACATCGAAGAGTGCGGGCAACGAGTATTTTCACAATATGCTTGTTGACCTCAGAGAGCGAAGAGCAGAACATATTGAGAGCATCAATCGGCAGATTGAGGTTGTGAGAAATCTCCTGCATGGCATGAGTTACAGACCGCTTGATATGTGGAAACACTTGGAAGAGGTACTGGATGATCCCCACGCTATCGTGATAGCGAATCCGCCGACATACTTCTCCGGATATGAGAAGTTCTACGACACCCAGGGGAAAATGACCTGGAAGGAACCGGAGTACCAGTTGTTTGATCCGGAGACAGGACATAAGCAGTTCTATGATATGTGCATGGACGCAAAGGCATTGGTGCTTTGCTACCAGGAAAAGAAAGTAGGCGAGGCAGTAGGCTATACGATATACGCCCGGTCCGGTACCAGGGCAGACCTCAATGCTTACATCACTACGAACCGGGAGGAAGAGGCAACGGCCCTTGCGAATGGAAAGAAGATCAAGCGTCCTGCAGAGAGTAAACTGGAACCGCTTGACTGCAGTATGCTACCCAGGGACCATGTGATAACCGAGGAAAGCAAGGTGCAGATCATACCGATTAAGGCGGCAACAGCCCAGTATTACAGAGTGCTATGGACGCATAACTTTGTCGGTTCCTCAGCTACTTGGAACAGGGCGTTGCTGATAGACGGATATGTGGCCGGAGTTTTCGGCATATCGAAGATGGCGGCTGATTCCGTATTTGTGTGGTATGTGATGAAGGTACCACACGAGAAATACCGCTTGGGGCGGTTATGCTATATGCTTGCACAGAACAGAGGCTTTGTTGATACGCTCCTTGACACCATAGACCGGGAAAAGGTCGTAAAAATGCGGACTGCTATGCTTACCAAGTACCCGGAAAACAAAGAGGTACGGGGCATCATGAAACTGGTAAATAGGGCAGAGGATAAGCAGAACGGCTATAAGCTGACATATGAGGCTGAACTGGTTGAGGGAAGAAACGAACATCAGACAATGATTGAATGGCTAAGGAGGGAAATCAAATGGCAGGAGAGCAGAGCAAAAACTACGAAGTGATTTATGATATGGGTTCCGGCTTAGTAATAGCGAAGGTACCCATTGACAAATTGAAAGAGCAGGACATCAACGCCCGCATTATGAAGAATGAGATGCAGGATCAGTTGACGGCCAACATAGCGAAGAGAGGACAGCTTGAAAGCCTGCCTCTCCTGGTGAATGTGGACGGAGTAATCGAGATCATATCCGGCCACCACCGAATAAAAAGCGCAAGGGCGGCGGGTTTGAAAGAGATTATCGCTCTTGTGGATGAAAGCGGGTTATCTCGAAGTCAAATTGCCGCAAAGCAGTTGGCACACAATGCGATCTCCGGATTCGATGATGATTCGACGCTCCGGGAAATCGTGAAGATGATAACCGATGTTGATGATATGATCGAGAGTTTCATAGGCAAGGACATATTGGAAGAGCCGCTATCTGAGTATGACAAAATGCTCAGCCCTGCGGTTTCTTTTGATTTTAAGAATGTGACCTTTTCGTTTCTGCCGCACCAGGTCAAAGATATGGATGCACTTGTGAAGAACCTGGAAATCACTTCTCCGGACATCATCGGAGTAGCGGCATACGATCAGTGCCAGGAGTTCGTAGAGGCACTTGCGAAGTATCAGAAATTTACGGACATCCGAAATGTCGGAGCAGCAGTTCACTCTATGGTGCAGTCGGTCAACGAGAAGATGGACGACGCAGGGTACAATGAGGAAGAGGATTGGACCTACTTGACAAAGCTCTTTGGCAGCAACGCAGTACCAGGCGAGGCGGCTAAGGTAATACAGCAGGCAATCAAGAAAGCGGAGAAAGAAGGCACCATAACAAGCAAAAACCGGTGGCAGCTTATTGAGTACCTTTGCGCTGACTATATAGCCGGGAGTTAATAGCGTATGGCGGCACAACCAAAGTACAATGCCGACTACCATGATGATTGGGCGTGGTCTTTGGCCGCTATGGGTGCCACCGAGGAAGAGATAGCCGAAGCAATGGGTGTATCGAAACGAACCATAGGCCGTTGGAAGAAAGATCATCCGACATTTGCGGAGGCATTGTCAAAGGGAAAAGGCGTATCAGATGCGAAGGTGATCCGCAGTCTCTATGAGAGAGCTACGGGTTATGATTACGTGGAAGAGAAGAAAATCGTGGAGTATGACAAAGACGGAAGTGTAAAACCTGTCAGAGTTGAGAACACGAAAAAGCACGTTCCTCCAGATGTCGGTGCTATGTGCTTTTGGCTTAAAAACAGACAGCGTGACCGTTGGCAAGACCGTCCTATGGAACTTCCGGACAGTGGCAGTGATGATACGGAAGTGCAGATTTATCTTCCGGATAATGGGAGGGATAACGATGGCGAAGAATAAGATTATCCTGGCACCACAGAAAGGACCACAGGAAAGGTTCCTGGCTACTCCTGCAGATATTTGTATTTATGGAGGAGCGGCAGGTGGAGGAAAGACCTACGGCTTACTCCTGGAACCAATGCGGCACATGAACAATTCAAACTTCAATGCGGTAATATTCCGAAAGGAGTACACTCAGATAACCGCCCCCGGTGGTTTATGGGATAGTGCAAGAAAAGTTTACAGCTACGTGCAAGGTGCCTATCCGCTAAAGACACCTAAACTACATTGGTGTTTCACAAAAGGCGCTACGGTCAATTTCGCACATCTGAATAATGACGATGATTGCGAATCATGGCAAGGTTCACAGATAGCAATGATCGGTTTCGACGAGCTGACGCACTTTACGGAGCATCAGTTTTTTTATATGCTGTCCCGAAATAGAACAGACTCCGGTGTTACTCCATATGTGAGAGCCACCTGCAACCCCGACGCAGACAGTTGGGTGGCAGAGTTTATCTCATGGTGGATAGATCAGAAAACAGGATACCCGATACCGGAAAGGTCCGGAAAAGTCAGGTGGATGGTAAGAGTAAACGAGGTTATCCATTGGACGGACAGCAGAAAAGAGGCTGTTGCGGTAGCAGTCGAAAACGGCATAGGACAGGAGCAGGCCGAAACAATGCCAAAGAGCGTGACATTCATAGCGAGTACGCTGCAGGATAATAAAATCCTCATGAAGAATGATCCGAGCTATTTGGCGAACCTGCAGGCTTTGCCATTGGTTGACAGAGAGCGTCTGCTTTATGGTAACTGGAAGATCAAGGCGGCGGCAGGTCTTATGTTCAAGCGTACACAGGTGAACATGGTCGAGGAAATCCCGAACGATGTGATCCTATGGTGCAGAGGTTGGGACCTTGCAGCCACATCCGAGGACGAAGAGGGAAACCCGGCATATACAGCAGGAGTGCTTATCGGAAAGCGAAGAAATGGTCGGTACATTGTGGCAGATGTAATCAATAGAAGGTTGGCAGCATCCGATGTGAGAAAACTAATTCTCATGACGGCGCAGTCAGACAGGGCGACATACGGCAGGGTATGTCAGAGACTTCCGCAAGATCCCGGCCAGGCAGGAAAGGAGCAGGCTCAAAGTTATATGAAACTCCTGTCCGGATTTATAGTAAAGATCATGCCGGAATCCGGCGACAAGGTAACGAGAGCAGAGCCGTTTTCGGCAATGTGGCAAGGTACCGAGACAATGGATGTCGGCTTTGTAGATGTTTTGGTAGCAGACTGGAACGGAATGTTCTTTAACCAGTATGAGAGCTTTCCTCAGTCTGATTTCAAGGATATGGTGGACGCAGGAGCAAATGCCTTTAATACGATTGAAAGCGGCATGACATACTCCGCACCGCCGACAGATAGTTTGAGCAAAGACAGTTATTGGAGAAGTTAGAATTTCAGAAGAAAGTGAGGTGAGAACGGATGGCAAACGGCAGCAAGGAAATCGGGCGAGTAGGCCAAAGGCGATACGGCGGCGTAATCTACGAAGAGTTCCTGCATGAGCTGAGAGGCAAGAAAGGGGTAGAGGTCTATCGTGAAATGTCTGAGAATGACGATGTGATAGGTGCTATCCTTTTTGCGATAGAGATGCTTGTGAGACAATGCGACTGGAATATCGAGCCGGGCGGCGACACAGCCAAAGACAGAGAGGCGGCTGAGTTCGTTGAAAGCTGTATGGACGATATGCAGGACACATGGATTGACACAATCTCGGAAATCCTGTCTTTCCTCACTTACGGTTGGAGCTATCACGAGATAGTGTATAAGCGCCGTATGGGAAATACGAAAGACAAGAGAACCAAGTCCAAGTATAACGACGGTTTGATCGGATGGCAGAAATTGCCTATCAGAGCGCAGGAAACGCTTTATCAGTGGGAATACGACGACGAGGACAATCTGTTGGGTATGACTCAGCAGCCGCCTCCGTACTTTGGGACGTACACGATCCCGATTGAAAAGGCTTTGCTATTCCGCACGAAGAGCAGAAAAAACAATCCGGAAGGAAGGAGCGTACTGAGAAATGCTTACCGCTCTTGGTACTTCAAGAGAAGAATCCAGGAGATTGAAGGCATCGGTATTGAGAGAGACCTTGCAGGACTCCCGGTAATTTACGGTCCGGAAGGATTGGATTTGTGGGACGATACCATTGATACGAATGTCAAGGCGAGAGCCGGACTGGAAAGAATGGTGCGGCAGATCAGACGAGACGAGAGAGAGGGTATTGTACTTCCTGCAGGATATAAGTTGGAGCTTTTGAGTTCCGGAGGATCGAGACAATTTGACACGAACGCCATCATAAACCGGTACGACACCCGAATTGCTATGACGGTGCTTGCCGATTTTATTTTCCTCGGACACTCTGAGACTGGTAGCTGGGCTTTGAGTTCTGACAAGACGGAGCTTTTTGCGGTTGCGATAGGCGCTTTCCTTGACATCATCTGCGAGACGTTCAACAGCCAGGGCATACCTGCTCTGATTGATATTAACGGAGATCATTTCAAAGGAATAACAGAATATCCGCAAATGACGCATGGAGACATCGAGGACGCAGACATCACGAAGGTAGCAACCTTCATAAAGGATATGACAGGCATCGGCGTACTGGTACCGGACGATGGATTAGAAGATTACATCAGACAGGTGGGACACCTGCCGGAGCGTACTTCTGACACCAGGACAATGGACGAACGCAGACAGCAACAGCAGGAGCAGAACCAACCGCCTGAGCCTGAGACAGCCGCAGGCACCGGCGAAATCGAGGAAGAGGACGAAATCCCCGAAGAGAAAAGGAAAGCTGCCAAAAGGCGATTAGGAAGGGAGGTTGAAACATGGGATTCCGGATAATACCGCCGAAGAGGTTGAAAAAAGCGAAGTCGTACAACAGCCAGGAAGTCCTCCGGAGATTAAAGGAGTATCTTGACGAGAATTGCGACGAGCCTATCCGGATTCTGTGTGGCTTTTGGGAGGATCAGCAGAACGCTATCACATACCAGGAGCTTAGACAGGCGGTAAGAGAAGGTGCAATCAGCGATGAAACGCTGAGATTATGGCAACAGGACTACTCCATACTTGTGAGAGACAGGTTATCGAGTCTTTGGACCGACGCTATATCCGCAGGACCGGCAGGACAGCCCATTATGGACGGTCTTGCTTTTGAGTTGAATATGCAGAGGCCGGGCATCATTGCCTGGATAAATGAGCGTGGTGCCGAGTTTGTAACTTCCTGCACCCAGGAGCAGAGGGACGCAATAGCCTCTTTGCTGACAAAGAAGATGCGAGACAGCCATACGGTTGATGAACTGGCGAGGCTGATCCGACCATGTATAGGCTTGACAGAAGGGCAGGCATCCGCAAATGCGAAGTATTATGACACTATCGTAGCCACCCTCACAAAAGACCATCCGAGAATGAGTAAAGAAAGCATCCGGAAGAAAGCGTTGGACGCATCGAGGAAATACGCAGAGAGACAGCACCGGGAAAGAGCATTGACAATAGCTCAGACCGAGAGTGCCTTTGCGTATAACCGGGGAGCAGATGAAGGAATAAGGCAGGCACAGGAAGAAAACCTGCTCGGAAAGTGCAAGAAACGGTGGAGTACATCCGGTGATGATGCTGTGTGTGAGATATGCGCATCATTGGAAGGCATGGAGATCGGAATGGATGAAAGTTTCGATTTCAAAGGGAGAGTGCTATTCAGCGGCCACAAGATGTTACCGCCTGCACACCCAAGATGTGCCTGTGCCATAGAGTACATCGAAGAAAGTCCGCCGGTATTCTCGGGGAAAGGAGGATAAAGTGAAGAGGTTTTCGGATTTGATACAGAAGTCCGCTGTTCCTCAGCAGAAAGAGGACTCTGTAATAAAAGGCAGATTCAAGATCACGAAATCCGACGACGACAAACGCCTTGCCTTTGGTTGGGCGAGTGTATCAATGAGAGTTGACGGAGAAGTAATCGAGGACTGGCAATCAGACATTGTTGAACCGGAAGAACTGGAAAACGCAGCCTACAATTTTGTGGAGCTTTACCGGGAAGGTGGAGAGATGCACGAAAGAGGCGGTGTTGCTATTCTGATCGAGTCGGTGGTGTTCACTGAGGAAAAGATGAAGGCAATCGGAATCCCCGAAGGCACATTGCCGATAGGGTGGTGGATTGGTTTCAAGGTCCTGGACGATGATGTGTGGGAAAAGGTCAAGGATGGCACATATCCGATGTTCTCCATAGAAGGAGAGGCTGAAAGGGTAGAAGTAGAAGATAAAAACACCTTGTAAAAGTGGGGTGTATTGCGATTTTCAGAGACTTTAACCCTATAATTCCACATACGAAGGTCAAAAAAGGGCGTAGGTAAGACATATTTTTACGGTAATTCAAGAGGCATCCGGAAACGGGTGCTTTTTGTGTTATAAATCCACAGAAAGGAGGATGCAAAGTGGCAACGAAACTCAAAAATCTCAAAGTCAAGAAGGTGGACTTTGTAGATGAGGGTGCTAATCCGGATGCTCACATCCGTCTGAAAAAGAATAAGGACGGTGAGCAGTCTGCAGGAGAGAACAGCGAGAAGGGTACTGGTTTTATCCGAAAGTTTTTTACGTTTTTCGGGAAAGCGGCAGGAATGAACCAGGACGAAATCGACAGTGCAATGGATGAAATCCGAAAAAGCGATTCCGTAAGTTTCAGCGAGAAGTACAACGAGGCAAAGAACCGGAAGATCGCTGACGAGATTTGGGATATATGCTATGCGCTGCAATCTTCCCTTTGTTCCATTCTGAATGACGAAGATTTGGATAGCATCAGCGCATCAGCAGCAATGCAACAGAGCCTTAATGAATTCCAGTCGGTAGTGACGGAGTGCATTACGCAGTGGTCCGATGGCAAGGTGGCAAGCATTGCGAAGAAAGAAATGGAGGTAACAGAGGCCGACATTGAGCTTATGAAGTCTGCAGTAGCAAGGCTGAATGAGTCCATCGAGAAGGCATCTGCTCCGGCAACATCAGAAGGACCGCAACCAAACAATAATGAGCAATCGAAAGGAGAAGAAACAGAAATGAAGATCGACAAGAGCAAACTCACAGACGCAGAGCGTGCTTTCCTGGAGTCCATTGAGAAAAAGTATGGTACTGAGGAAGAGGCACCGGCACAGGCAGAGGGTACTCCTGCAGCAACATCGGAGGCACCTGTTACCAAGTCCGCAACCCCTGCACAGGTCGAAACTCCTGCAACAGAGGAAGGAACGGACGACATCTACAAGGGTATGCACCCTGCAGTAAAGGCAGAGCTTGAATCCCTCAAAAAGTTCAGAGAAGAGGCAGAGCTTAGAGAGATGAAGGAAGTAGCCAAGAAGTATGAGATCATCGGCAAGAAAGCCGACGAGCTTGCACCTGTTTTGAAGTCTCTCAAAGCTGCAGGCGGCACCGCTTACAATGACATGATCGCAGTTCTCGATCAGACCTTAGAGACTGTTGAGAAGTCCGGTGCGTTCTCTGAAATCGGCAAGGCAGGTCATAGCGCGGGTGAAAATTCCGCTGAGGCAAAGATCGGTGCTATCGCTAAGGGCATGATGGAGAAGGATGCAACCCTGTCCTACAACCAGGCAATAGCGAAGGCATGGGAGGACCACCCGGAGCTTATGGCAGAGTATGACGAGCAGGAAGGATTCTAAGGAAGGAGGATAACGAATCATGGCAAAGAATTATAACGGCGTACAGATCAATCAGAGCGTCACTATCGCAGAGAAGGCAGGTGCGGCAATCACAGATTGCAGAAACAAGCTCTTAGCTTATGACAGTGACGGCAATGTGGTACTTGCGACAGATGGAACAAAGCCCATCGTAGGTATTGCAATCATCGAGGCAGGTATCAACGACATCTCCGGCGCAGAATCCGGAAAGGTTGCTGTAGGCGATGATGTGGACATTCAGATCAAGGACATCGGATATGCTATCGCAAGTGCAGCTATCGCAAAGGGCGCAGAGGTAACAGCTACTACCGGAGGTCTTGTAAAGACCGCAACCGCAGGCGAGTATGTTGTAGGTGTAGCCCTCAGTGCGGCAACTGCAGCGAATGACTATGTGAGAGTTCAGATCAGCAAGTATCAGAAGGCAGATGGAGACTCATCCGGAGTGAAACTCAGCGACCTTGCGGATGTTGACCTCAGCACCCCGGCAACCGATGGCCAGGTATTGAAGTATGATGGTACGGCTACCAAATGGAAAGCCGGCAACGACGCAATCGAGTAAAGATAAGGAGGATAATTAGAAATGGCAAAGAGAACAGCAGCAAGCATCCAGGCAGATATTGCGAAGGGTGCTTTCAGACCTCATACGGCGCTTTCCAATATGGCGCTTGCATATTATCAGAGTGACGCAAAGGCATTTGCAAAGACGATTTTCCCGATTTGTCCGGTGTCCCTGTCCTCTGACAATTATTATGTTTTTGACAAGGAAGATTTACTGCGTGACAACTGGCAGAGAAAGCCTGCATACGGCAAGGTTGATCCTGCAGTAATCTCCGAGCATACTGAGAGCTACGCTTGTACCGTAGATCAGATGATTATGGGTATTGACCGCATCAGACAGACCGACCTCAACCGCAGACAGGGACCTACTGCAGCGAGAGATCCTCGTGCGCAGAGAACCAGGACTATGGCAGGGCAGGCAAACATCCACCAGGACAGAATTTTCGCAGACCACTTTTTCAAGAGCGGTGTGTGGAGCAATTCCTTTACCGGCGTAGATACGACCACTCCTACGACTGGCCAGTTTATCAAGTTCAGCAACGGCAATTCCGATCCTGTGGCACTCATGAATGAGAAGGCTACCGAGATGGAGCAGAAAACAGGACGCAGACCTAACAGACTGGCGCTTGGCGTGAACGTATTCAATGCTCTGCAGAACCACGAGGGCATCCTGGAGAGGGTGAAGTACGGCGGTACCACTCTGAATCCTGCACAGATTACCGAGAATGTACTGGCTCAGCTCTTTGGTATGGAGAGACTTTCCGTACAGCGTTCGATCATGAATAAGGCAGAGTTCGGGCAGACTGCAAATATGCAGTTCATCGGTGATCCTAACGGTTTCCTGCTTGCGTATGCAACCGACAATCCTTCCATCGACGAGCCTTCTGCGGGTTACATCTTTACCTGGGATATGCTTGGCGACGGAAACATTATGCCGATCCTCAACTACGACGGCGAGAACGGTACCCATTCGGAGTATATCGAGGGCCTTATGGCAAGCGATATGAAGAAAACCGCTGACGATCTCGGTATGTGGTTTGGCGACGCAGTATAAGGAGGGGCAGGTATGAAATTGATTGCTAAGAAACCTTGCAGCTTTGGCGGGCAGAGATTCTACATCGGTGATGAAATCCCGGCAGAATTGGTAGCGGAACCGAAGGCACAGGAGAGATTAGGAGTCATTGCCATTGCCAACAATGAAGGTGCAGGGGTGTCGGGCGAACAGTCCGGCACTCTTTACACGCAGGAGCAGTTTGACGAGGCTGTTGCAGAAGTAAGAGCCAAACTCGAAGAGACTGTTGCGAAACTGGAAGAGACTGAACTGGGAACCTACGAGGGAACGGTACAGATCGCAATTAAGACAGGGAGCGATGGCAACAACGATCAGATTATGGCGATTCCCGCAACACCGGAACAGATTCAGCAGACTTTTGAGATTATGCAGTTGAACGCTGACAAGGCATCCGGAGCGATTGCCGATGTTACGGACGAGAATGTTTTGACAATGCTTTTGTTTGTTGACAGTAGAAGTACGGTCAAAAAGGCGGCTAAAAGCAGGTTAGACAACTTATCCTTAACCGAAGGCGAAAACAACGCTGCAGGCAACGGTAACGACACCACAGAAGGCAATAAGGAAGGTGAAACCTAATGGCGAAAGGTGCATACACATATGATCCTGCCAAGATACCTGAGAATGGCAAAGACCGTATGCGCTTTGAACTGGGCGACACGATGGTAGAGGGCGGAGCTGATACATCAGCATTGACCGATGAAGAGATTGAGGCGGCGATTACGACACATCCGAAGTGGAAAAGGGCAAAGCTCTTTTTACTGGAAAGTCTGTATCGCCGTTTTGCTTATGAAGTTGATACAAAGACCGGTCCTCTGACATTGGAACTGCAGGAAAGGGCAAAGCAGTGGAAGAAAGACTACGACGACTTGAAGAAAGAAGTTGCTGTCGAGTCCGTTTCTGTACCGCCCCTGTTCGATGATGAAAGCGGTCCTAAGCCTCCATACTTCTATACGGGTATGCAGGAGAACGAAAGGGCGAAATAGGATGATAAATGCGAGATTCATGTATCTTAGGCCGGGCAATCTTTTCAAGGACTTTATCGTTGAGAGCAACACACAGAAGGTCACAAGCACAGGAAGAGTGGCGACTACTCATAAGGGCGATGGCTCCGTCACATTGCGGGGCTGCCTTGCAGATTCCACAGACGAGGAAAAGAAGAGCCACAGCACGCAGGAGCATACTGTCACTCATACGATTGTGCAACAGGGACCGCCGAAAGCGAAGAGGACAGATAAATTGATACTCGGAGATCGGGTTTTCTACATCGTGGATATTGACGACACCGGAAGTCTTGGCGTTTCGACGCTTTACTATGCAGAGGAAAGAAGGGATGTCAAATGAAACTATGGGTAGATGGCCAACAGGGGAGCGCAGGTGCAGCAATCCGGGCAAAAGTGAAAGACCAGGTAGCGAATGTCAACAGACAGGTATTGTCAAGAGGTGTTCGGGCGGTCAACGCTATCCGGAACGCTGAGCTTGAAGTGCTGAAAGGGCAAAGGAGCGGCAGACAGTACAGAAAGCCGTTTAGCAAAGCGACATATACCGCATCAGCACCGGGCGAACCGCCGGCACGAAGGACAGGAAATCTCCGTATGCACTGGAACGGACAGGTAAGAACCGAAGGAGGCACCGGAAACGGTGTTCAAGTAATTGCGGAACTGGAAAGCCAGGAGCAATATGCCGGGTATCTCGAAAACGGAACCTCACACATGGCGGCAAGACCTTTTGTGGAAAGGATCAAGGAAAAGGCTGCTCCGGAAATCGAGAAGATTTATAAGGAACCATACACATAGGGAGGTAAGTGGATATGGCATTGGTAATCACAGAGCCGGTTGCTACCTTCGATTTGTCTCAGATCAAGCGAGGCGATTTGATATGGGCTAAGCACAGGACCTGGGACGAAGGCAAAGCGGGGTTCGTGACATCTGCAAAGAGCGATCAGCTCATAGCGCAGTACCACCCCGGCATCGGTAATGTAACGAATCATTTTATTATTCCTGTCTCGGAGGCAGTAGCCAAAGAGTGGGAAATCCGGTGGTCCGAAGATATGGCAGAGGTCCACGAATACAACATTGAGACGGAAGGAGAGGGCAACGATGAACCTTAGCGAGCTGATCTATAAGCGGTTTACCGCATCGGAAGGGCTGACTAAGCATCTGACAACCTTTGCCGGAAATCCCGCTGTGTTCAGTCCGGAACCGCCGGAGGATAATCAAGAAGAGTGGGGAGGCAATACGCATTACCCACGAGTAGTTTATAACTACGATATGCAGGCGAATGAAGAGAGAAACAGCGTCGGCACCCTGTCTGTGTCTCTGCTTTGTCAGAATACAGAGGAAATCATGCCGGAGGCTATTGAGCCGGAAGTGAGAAAATGCCTGCGAGATGTAATCTTGCTGCCGGAAGGCGGCACACCATACTGTTTTGCATGGGCGAGGACAGACAGCTTTACAGAAAACGACAAGACGGAAAATCCGTACATGACAATCGGGTGTGAAGTCCGGTTTGACATCATGGAATATCCGTCGCTCGAAACGACTGATCCGGACCCGGTGGTTGCTACCAACAGGTACATAAAGGAGTTGTTCCCGGAGTGCCTGGTTATGGGATATGACAGGATGGAGGAAATCACAGAAATAAGCGCCGAAAGGCCAGTAGCGTACTGCAGGCTGTTGTCGGTGGAGAAGTCCGAGGAAACGAATAATGTGGCATGGATGGATGGCAGAATTGCCGTCCATATTTTATGTCCGGATTCGACCACGAGGGTAAAGATTGCGGCAGCAATAGCAAATCAGATGTCCCTCGATGGAGAGATCATCATGTTGGACTATTCCCCGATGTTCATACGCCGTCTGCAGGCAAACTACAAGTCTGACTATCTGAAAAGCGGTCAGATTTTTGTAACAGGTCACTATGGACTGCTGAGATACAAGGCAAAGCCTCACACCATGCAGCAGGCTCATGTGGAATTTGGATAAGGAGGTCATAGAGATGGCGAAAGAGCAGAAAGACACCAATACCGCCGAGACTGCGACTAAGCAGGAGGTAAAGCCGGTGGTAAAGGCAGAACAACAGGAATCGGAGTACACAGCCGCAGAGTTCGCACAGAACGCAAGCACGCTGTTTAAGACGAGACCTGAGTGCGTAGTGGCAGCATTGAGAGCCGCTGAAAAGGAAACCTGCACACTCTCCGAGGCCAAGGAGATTGTGGATAAATTCTTGAAAAAGGAGGTTAAGTAACAATGGCAGGAACATTTATTTTAGGAGAAACTAAGGTGCGCCCTGGCTCCTACTTCAACATTCAGAAAAAGGGCGGAAATGCTGCCGCAAGCGTTATGAATGGCGTAACGGCGGTTATCTTCAAGTCTGATTTCGGTCCTCTGAATGAGGCAGTGGAGTTAAGTGCAGAGGACGGGTATGAGTCAACCTTTGGTGACGCTCTCACAACCGACGCTCTGAAAGAGGCGTTTGCGGGTGGAGCAAAGACGATCATCGCCTGCAGAGTAGGAAGTGGCGGTACCGCAGGAAATGTAACGCTGAAAGACACAGCGGAAACTCCTGCAACCGCAGTAACCATTACCTGCAAGTATCCGGGAGCAAAGAACTTTACGGTGACGATCCGCACCAAACTTTCAGACGCTACTTTGAAGGAGTGCATCATCTATTCCGGAACGACTGAATTTGAGAAGGTGGAGTTTGCGGCAGGTACCGGAGAGGCAACCGCCCTCAAAAATGCCCTGGCATCTTCCAAGAAGTTCTCGGCAGAGGTAGCAACCGGAAAGGAGAACGCAACCCTGGCAATCGTATCTCAGAGTGCATTTACCGCAGGAACCAATCCGACGGCAACGAACAGCGATTATTCCAACGCTTTTGCACAGGTAGAGCCTTATGAGTTCAACACGATCTGCGTTGATACGGAAGATACGACGATTCATCTGCTCCTGCAGTCCTTCGTGAACCGTATTTTTGATGCAGCATCTCTTGCGCAGGCTGTTGTTGCAGAGGCGCAGACTGTGGAGCTTGAAACGAGAATGGCACACGCTGCGGCTTTCAATGACGAGAAGATGCATTACGTGCTGAACGCAAAGATCAATGAGCAGGGTACCACGATTGACGGATATAAGACTGCGGCGAGAATTGCCGGTATGATCGGTGCTGTTTCCTCAGCATCTTCGCTTACCCATACGGTAGTAAACGGCTTTACCGAGATTTTGGAGAAGTTGACAAACACCGAGGTAATCAATGCAGAGAAGAAGGGCTGTATCGTGCTGACCTACAACAAGGAAAAGCAGGTATGGATCGACAATGCCATCAATACGCTTATTACTCCGGCAGACAACCAGGACGATGGATGGAAGAAAATCCGCAGGGTAAAGACTCGTTTCGAGCTGATCCGTCGTGTCAATACCACTACCGACAACCTTGTAGGCAAGGTGGATAACGACAAGAACGGACGCTTGACGGTTATCAGCCAAATCCAGGGCGTAGGTGATGCAATGATCGCTGAGAGCAAACTGGTAGCCTGCAACGTAACGGAGAGCAGCGTTTATACCGCAGACGGAGACAGCGCATGGTTCGATATTGACGTGATCGACAAGGATTCGATGGAGCATATCTATCTGACCTTCCTGTTCCGTTTTAGCACCAACGAAGAGTAAGAAGGAGGAAATAGGCAATGAGAAATGTGAGAGCAGCGGGCGACTCCCGACACGCAAGAACCGGTAAAGACGGAGCATTTTACAATGCAGACGGCGTACTGCTTGCAACGGTAGAGTCTTTCCAGTCCAATGTGAATTACAACAATGCGAAGTATAGCGTACTGGGCGACGCACAGGAGCATGAGACGGCCAACACTTTTGCGGTCAACCTTACGATGTCGCAGATTGTGGTCGAGGACGACGCTTTTATCCAGGAGCTTATGACTGCTTTGGAAACACAGGAAATGCCGAGATGGGATTTCCAGGGTTCCTTGCTTGGCAGAAATGGTTCCGAGGAAAGAGTTGTTTACAGAGATTGTATCCCTTCCGGCCAGGTTGACATTCAGAATATCGCTGTCGGTGATGTTATTAAGCGCCAGTGGAACTTCTTTGTCAACAGACCGCCTAAGCTGCAGTCTTTGCTTGGCATTGATTCATAAGAGACAGATCATCAGAGTTTGAGAGGGAGGCAGCGTGTCTCCCTCTTTTAGTTTATCAAGAAAAATTTTAGGAGGAAAACAATATGTCTAAGGATTTTGTAAAAGGTGTTGCAGTTGGTGAGGCTGAGGTAACGGAAGATGCAAAGGTAGAGGAAAAGGACTTTACCGAAGAGGAAACAAAGGAGCAGGTCCGCACGAATGAAGAGGATTTCATCCAGGGCTTAATCGATGCGGTAGAGTTTGCCAATGACGAAAAGCAGAGGATTGAGATTGTTCGTGAAGGCAAGCTGTTCTTTGCTTTCAATATCCGTCCTCTTGGAGCTGAAGAATACGAGAAGTGCCGTAAAAAGCATACGAAGTATGTTCGTAACCGCCAGCTCGGTATGAAGATGCCGGATGAAACGGATCGTGTGAAGTATCAGTCCGCAATCATCTATACGGCAACCACCGACGAGGATAGAGCAAAGCTGTGGGACAACAAGAAGGTATGGGAAACCCTCAGAAACAAGGAATACCAGGTAATGAACGGACTGGATGTAATCGAGTTTGCGTTAAAGGCAGGCGAGAAGGATAAGGTCATTGAGGCGATTGACCGTCTCAGCGGCTATGAGTCCAACATCGAGGAAGTAGCAAAAAACTGATCGAGGCCGGAGGTAAGCTCTGCCTGTTGCACCACATCTTTCAGACAACAGGAATTACCCCGGACGAATTTTACATGAAACCGCGCGGGGTGCAGGCATTTATGCTTGCATCCATGCGCATAACCCTGGAATCAAGGAAAGGAGGCGAAAAGGAAGATGGCTGAAACAGTTCGGATTGAGATACCCATAGAGACGATAGATAACACCGATCCGGAGCTTTCCAATGTCACGAGAAAATTCGAGAACATGGAAAGAGCGGCGAACAATGCGAACAGTTCCGCAAAGAAAGCGGGGCAGACGGTTAGTGCGTTTGACAGGCAGGCACAGAAAACCGAGAGCAGCTTGTCAAAATGGGCCAAAGAGAAGTATGAGATTATGCTTGAGGCCAAAGATAAGATTTCTCCTATCCTGCAGACTTTAGGCGGTGGCCTCCGGAGTTTTGCCGGAAAGACTTGGAGCGTCACAATGCGGGCTATTGACCTCATAACCTCCCCGGTCCGGGGAATCATAAATCTGTTGAAGAATCCTATCTTTCAAGTAGGGGCAGTCCTCGGAGTGAGTATCGGTCTAAAGGACACGATAGAGACGTACAAGAACTTTGAGGCTGCTATGTCACAGGTGCAGGCAATCAGCGGAGCAACCGGAAGTGAGTTGGATAAGCTGACAGCCAAGGCGAAAGAGATGGGTTCAACAACGAAGTTTACGGCGACGGAATCTGCAGAGGCGTTTAACTACATGGCAATGGCCGGTTGGAAAACAGACGATATGCTGAACGGCATCGAAGGAATCCTGAGCCTTGCAGCCGCATCCGGAGCGGACCTTGCGACGACTTCTGACATTGTGACAGACGCATTGACAGCGTTTAATATGCAGGCAAGTGATGCAGGGCATTTCTCCGATGTAATGGCGGCGGCAGCATCAAATGCGAATACAAATGTCTCAATGATGGGTGAGACTTTCAAATATGCCGGTGCCATGGCGGGCACCCTCGGATATTCCATCGAGGACGTTGCCCTCATGACCGGACTTATGGCAAATAGCGGTATCAAGGCAACCATGTCCGGTACCGCTTTGAATATGATTTTTACTCGGTTATCCACGAACACAGGCAATGCGAGAGATGCGTTATCTGATTTGGGTATCGAGTATTTTGATTCTGCAGGAAAAGCGAGAGACCTGTCGGATGTAATCGAGGAATTGAGAACAGCAACGGCAGGTATGAACGACGAGCAGAAATCCAGTCTTGCTAACACGATAGCAGGCACCCAGGCACAGAAGGGCTTGCTTGCAGTCTTAAATGCGTCTGAGGCAGATTATAAGAAATTGCAGGATGCTATCGAGAACGCTGACGGAGCAGCCGCATCTATGGCGGATACCATGATGGATAATCTGCAGGGTTCGATTACCTTGTTACAGAGTGCGGTTGACGGAGTGAAAATCTCCTTTGGCGAAAGACTATCTCCGTATGTGCGTAGCCTTGCTGACTGGCTGACGGATCAGATGCCGGCGGTTGAGATGGGACTTGACGAACTTATGGACTGGGTTGATGTAAAAGTTGATCGCATGAAGAGGAAATTCAGCGAGATAACCGATACGGACGAGTGGCAAAATGCTGATTTCTTCGGAAAAGCTCATATCCTTTGGGATGAATTTATCGTTGAGCCGTTTTCGGAGTGGTGGCAGACCACAGGAAAAGCAAAGTTTGCTCATTTCTCAGAGGACATCGGCCAGGCAATCGGTACCGGCTTAAAGGTCGGGATCATGACTTTACTCGGTATTGACATCAGCGAAACCGTAGACGAGGGAGCCAGTATCGGAGCATCCTTTGCAAGAGGATTTTCAGAGGGTTTTGACTTCGATGTAGTATCAGAAAAACTATGGCAGGGGCTTGGAAACCTGCTGAAAGATGCCGGAAAGTTACTTCCGGGAGGACAGGCGGCAGGATTGTCGTCTATTATGTCTGCTATCCTGCTCAGCAAGATTGCAAGTCCGTTTATCGGTCTTGGCAAAGGTGCTTTTGGCATGGGCAAGGCATTATTCGGAACCAATGCGGCAACCGGCACATCCTTAATGGGTGCGCTAATGGGTTCAGCGGCGGCAGGAACCGGACTTCTCGGTAATTCGGCAATGTTAGCAATCAACCTGGGGGCAGGAAACCTTGCGGGCGGTGCATCTCTCAGTGCAGGGGCATTAAGTGGTCTTGGTATGGGTGCAGCCGGTGGAGCTATTGCCGCAGGAGCAACAATCATTAGCGGTGCGCTTGATACCTACAAGGCGATCAAGTCCGACAGCAAAGAGGAATCTGCAGCATACGGAGAATCAGCCGCTTGGAAATTTGGCGGTGTAGCAGCCGGAGCAGCGGCAGGTGCCGCACTTGGTAGTGTTATTCCTGGTCTTGGTACGGCAGTCGGTGCTTTAATTGGTGCCGGTGTTGGAGGTATAGCCGGATGGATCAAGGGAAACAGCGTCAAGAAGGAGTACGAGGAAAATGTGCAGAAAATGCAGGAAGAGGCAGAAAAGGCACGAAAGGTATTCCAGGCAACCGGAATGGATATTGACAAGGTGAGGTTTTCAAACGAGGCTCTGACGCAAGCGATGAACGATTCGGAAGTTTCTGCGGAAGAGTTTGCGTCCATGTTCCAGGAGCAGTGCGCCAAGGTTATGGATAAAGCGTTTGGAGACATCCACCTGTCACTTACGGAAATAAAGAAACTGGCAAGCGAGATTACTTTCGGGAATATGGCTGACAGTCTGAATGAGTTTACCTCAGCAGTAGCGCAGGCTGATTCTTCTCTGAACACTCTGCAGCAGTCGGTAACAGCAATGAAAAAGCAGAACTGGAAGGTCGGTCTTGGTATGGAACTTTCGGAGAGTGAAAGAGACAGTTACCGGACGGCGATAGATAATTTCGTTAGCTCAGCACAGGCGTACATAGAGGATAATCACTACGAGGCTACGGTAGCCCTGCAACTTCTGACAAATGGAAGTGGCGACACTACCGGGCTTGATTCTATGTACGAAGGGTTTAAGACACAGACAACAGAATTAAGCCAGGGGCTTTCCGAGGCGATTGAGAACGCTTTGACAGATGGAATAATAGATGTTGATGAAATGGCGATCATAGAGGAATATCAGCAAAAGATCAGCAACATCACAAATAAGATTTCTGAGGCAAAGAGCGAGGCACAGTTGCAGGCTATCGGTATCAAATATTCCGGAGCGGAACTGGATGCGGAGTCATTCCAGGCTATGCAGGAAGAACTTACGGCATATTCCCAGGCAGCTCAAGACAGTTTCGACGAGGCTTTGACGCTGACATTGACAAATCTCAATCTTGAACTTGCTGAGGGTGCTATCACACAGGCAGAGTACGATAAAGCAGTCCAGGAGGCAACGGAGGGCTACCAGGCACAGCTTAATGATGTAAGTGTGAGGATAAACAATTTCAATCTCGATGCGATTGCTACGGCATACGAGACGGAGCTGAACGGAATATTGCCGTACTTTGAGGGTACGACGCAGGAGAAGTTACAGCAGGCAATCAATAATGCCATGATTTCACATCCGGACACAGCATCATGGACTACGGCAGATGTAATTGGTTGGCTTGGTCTTGATAAGCTGCCTACGGATGTAGCAACGCCGCTTGCGGCACAACTTATCCAGTCGGCACAGGCAAATACAGACGCTACCAAAGAGCAGTTGATCGAAAGTTACAAGGAGTGCATCCCGACGGCAGACGAAATTTATGCGGCGATTGATTGGAGTTCATTCACTTTTGGAGACCAAGACAAATTGATGTCGCTAATTGATCCAACATTTGGACAGGGACAAAGTATCGGAGTTACGGATAAGACACAAAGCATCGTGGACTACTATACGAATAGTGGCTATGACTGGCAAAGTGCAGCTAAGTCTATATCAGAGAACATCGAGAGGACCATGCAGGAGAATCTTGATCCGGAGGCACTGCAAAAGGTGATGGATGAATATTTTGCTCAGATTGTTACGGTAAATCAGCCGAACATGGACGAGTTCAACGAACTTGTAAAGCAATTTGCTCCTGGACCTATCAGCAACGAATATTACGACCAGTTGCTTGCGGAGTATCTGCAGACAGGAACACTCAGCGGTGCGAAGTTCAATGAGGGATTGTCAACGGAGCTGCTTAACGGCTCTTCGGTGTTCAGATCGTCGGCACAGTCGGCACTCAATGATGCCTTTGCAAATCCGTTTGCGGTCAATGCGAAGATAACGATAAATCCGACATATTCCGGGTTGACACTTCCGACGACGCTAACAACTAATCCGAGCGGTCATGCTGCGGGAGGTTATGTCAGCGGAGGTCCTCAGCTATCTTGGCTTGCAGAGGAAGGTTGGGGAGAGTTCATTATCCCTACGAATCCGAGCAGGCGTTCAGATGCCATCGAATTGTATCAGCAGGCAGGTAGAGCGTTGGGTGTATCACAGCACGCAGAAGGGGGTTATGTAAGCGGCTCATATTTGAGTGATTATGCACAAGGTAATAATTTCCTCACAGACGCAGTTAGAAACGACGCACGAGCCTATAACGAATCCACAGAGGGTAGTTATGAGGCTACCGCACCAGTATCTCCGAAAGTGACCGGAGGTAAATCTGAATCGGTTGGCCCGCCAGTCCAGGTAAGCGTCAGCATGACACCGGAGTTTAACATCACCGGAGAGAACGGACAGACCGAAGAGGACATTGTTCAGACAATAAGGCGGCACATGAAAGAGATTGCCGACGAGCTTGGAGGCGAGATTGCCGAAAAACTGGGCGAGGTATTCTCCAATATGCCGGTAAAGGAGGCGTAAATCGTGAATATCAAATTAGTTCCGGTTGGGAGCGGTTCAAGATTTACGTTTCCCGCATTACCGGAGAAATTAAAAGGCAGTTATGCCGCAAAGTATCAATCATTCGACATCATATCCAAAGGCACCGTAAAGGTGCCAAAGGGTACGAATGTCACAACCTTTTCATGGGAAGGTGTATTTTTTGGCAGGAGCAAACGGAACGAGCCGATTGTCAAGAAAAATTCCTGGCAGGAGCCGACGGAGTGCGTGAAAATCCTTACGGATTTCATGGAAAAGGAGACGGTGCTTAATCTGATTGTGACGGAAACATGGATAAATGCGGATGTCACGATTTCCTCATTCCAGGCATTTCCTTATGGAGCATACGGAAACATTCAGTATTCCATCGAGTTTACGGTCAAGCGGGATCTGAAAATCTACACCACGAATGAGCTGAAAATAGCGTCCTTTGTGAAAAAGACGAAACCGAGGAATGATTCGAGCGCAGCTCCGGCAAATAACAGCAAGGGATCATACACCGTCAAAAGTGGAGATACGCTGTGGGGCATAGCCTCAAAGCACTGCGGAGGCGGTTCTAACTGGACGAAACTTTATGATGCAAATTCCTCTACGATAGAGGCTGAGGCAAAGAAACACGGGAAGTCGAGTTCGGATCATGGTCACTGGATATGGCCGGGCGAAGTCCTAACTCTCGTATAAGGGGGTGCGGCTATGATAGATTTATCGAAGATCACTTACCGGGTAGTCGTAATGGCAGAGGACGGCAAGCAGTATAACATCAAGGAGTTTATAACTAATCTTGGGTGGGAGGAAAACGAGAAGGAAATCTCAGTCCGTTCGTCCTTCACATCGAAGAATGACAAGACATCGCAAGGGTACCTGTCGAGCATCATCAAACCGGGATGTTTGATAGGTATTTTTGCATCTGCAGGAGATAAAGACGAAGAGGTTGCCAGGGGCTATGTGGAAACATGGAATCCGGTGGAGAAGAACAGCGGCAACACGCTGAAATGCACCAACTACGACGAGCTTTACAAGCTACAGAAAAGCCAGGATAACAGGTATTACCCTTCCGGTACCGGAACCAAAGCGGCAATCAGCGGTGTACTGGACGATTGGGAGATACCGCAGGGCGAGTACAAAGGTCCGAACGCCTCACATGGAAAGCAGGTGTTCAACAATAAGTACCTGTCGGACATCATTCTTGAATTGCTTGACGATGCGAGAAAGAAGGGCGAAGAGAAATGTATCATCCGGGCATCAAAGGGTAAAACAAGCATTATTCCAAGAGGAAGCAACACAGAAATCTATGTGTTCCGGGCAGACAACAGCCAAATGATCGGGCAGTCGGTTAGTACGGCAGACCTTGTTACGAGGGTAAAGGTTGTCGGCAAGGCAGACGACGACGGACAGCGGAGCGTTGAGGCGACGCTGAATGGTCTCACGAAGTACGGAATCCGGCAGAGGATTTATACGAGAGGATCAGACGAGTCAATGGACGATGCGAAATCTGCAGCACAGGAGATACTTGACAATGAGGGAGCGATCCAAAGGGAAATGACGGTACAGAGTCCGGACGTTCCTTTTATCCGGAAAGGCGACCTGGTATATATCATCTGCGGAACGGCGAAAGATTACTACTATGTCAAGAGTATTCAGCACAATGCGGAGCAGTACAGCATGACAATGGATGTGGAGCTTGCGAAACCGGAAACCGTCAAAGCAGAGAATAAGACGGAGCAGAAAAAAGAGTACAAGGTGGGAGACATCGTGAATTTTCATGGTGGTACCCATTATGTCAGCAGTTATTCCGGAGCAAAAGGGTATAGCGCAAGGGCAGGAAAAGCCAAAATCACGCTTGATCCAAATTGCAAAGGCAACGGCAAAGCACATCCCTGGCACCTTATTCATACGGACAGCGGCAGCAATGTGTATGGTTGGGTTGACGAGGGAACATTTGATTAAGGAGGCGGCAGATGGAAGGATTTGAAGGACATCCTGGAACACAGAAACTTGCGTCAGTCCTCAGCGAAAGAATGAAGAAAGAAGGAGAGTCGCCTTTGGTGTTGGACTTCGGGGAGATACAGGCGAATTACAGTCTGTTGACAAATACCTTCCCGGTTCCGATACCGAAAGGCGAGTATTCCGTCTGCAGGCTTGTCGGAGGATTGACCTACACAACCGACAAGGGAGGACATCCGGGACACGAGAACCAAACAGAAACCCATAACACGGGCGGTCACACGCACACGCTGAAACCACCTCAGATAAAGCCAGGGGATCGTGTCCTTGTGGCATGGGTTCAGAATGAGGCTTGTGTGATAGATGTAATAGTGAGCTAAAGGAAGGAGTGAGGCATTATGGCAGAGGCTCTTTTTCCGGTGGTTGAAGTACCTGAGTTCATAGACGAGAGTACGGAGTACGACACCAAGTATAAGCGAAGTGCAAAATGGGATGCCGCAAAGGGCGATTTCGTAAGAGACGGAGCGAACAGGGTGGTAGAGTGCGACGGAAAAGAGGCTTATGCGATATGGTGTTTCAAGATAGCACAGACAGAGAGGTACCGCTGTCTTGCTTATCCGGATTCAATCGGTACCGAAATGGAAAGGGCTATGGCCGACGACGACGAAAGAACAGTTGAGTCCATGGTCCAAAGAACAGTAACAGACGCAATCATGGTAAATCCCAGGACAGAATATGTCCGGGATTTTGTTTTTTCATGGAACGGCGACAATATGCACTGTCAATTCAAGGTTAAAGGGATTGACTGGGACGAAGAAATAACAATCACATTTTAAGGAGGTGAGGTCATGGCACAACCGGATTTTATAGCACCGGATTTTATCAACAATAATTCTGCAGAGGAAATCCATGAGCGAATGATGAATAACCTCCCGGACGACATCGACGATATGCCAGGCGGCTTTCCGTATGATTTTACGATGCCTGCAGCTTTGGAAAAAGACGAGTTCATCAATTATCACTTGGTTAGGTCTTTGATGATAGCGTTTCCTCAGTATGCGTGGGACGACTGGTTAGACCTTCATGGAACGCAGGTACACTTGACGAGGCACGAGGCAGAGTATGCGACAGGAACAGTCACGATAACCGGAACGGCGGGGACACTGATTGAGAGTGGCACGATTTTCTGCACTCCTGCAACGGACAGCGGACCGGCTATCGAGTTTGCCACTATGGAAAATGCGGACATCGGAAATGATGGAACCGTCACTATCGGCATAAAGGCAGTAGAGGCAGGTCCAGGTTCCAATGTGGCGGCGAATACGATTGTGATTATGGCAAAGCCGAATAAGGCGGTGACATCGATCACAAATGAGGCCGCAACATCCGGAGGAACCGAGAGGGAATCCAACGATGATTTCTACGACAGGATTGCGGCAGAGTACGACAACAGCATGACATACCTGGGAAATGATACTGATTATGTCCGGTGGGCGAAAGAGGCAGGAGCAGGAGATTGTATCGTGGTATCTGCGGCCGATGGTCCGGGAACGGTCAAACTCGTACTTGTGGATGCGAACGGACAGCCCGCAAGCCAGGATTTGATAGATGCAGTGTATAACTTCATCGTATCGCCAAACGACAGGACGGCAAGATTACTTCCTACTGCTTGCGCTCAGCTTTCATGCGTAGCGGCAACAACGGTCAGCATCAACTTCACGATAACCGGGCTTGTGTATGATAACACGACGAGCATTGAGCAGATCAAGGCGGATTTTGCCGAGGCGGTCAAGGCGGTTTACTCGGTGGCAAAGGACGAAGGTGTACTCCGGTACAACGATGTACGTCCTATCATAAGCGACATAGCAGGTGTCGAGGATTTCTCCACATTCTTAATGGACGGAGCAATGACGAACATAACCCTGCAGCAAGAAGAGTACCCGGAGACAGGTACTCTTACTTTTAGTTAGGGGGTGTATCAATGAGTGAAAGGTTTGATATTGAGAACTTCCCAACAAGCGAGAGCGCCTTGAAAATGCTCAGTTATGTGTCGGACGGATTCTATGACAATTCCTATGTCGGAAAGTGGCTGTACCAGGTCATGGGCCTGGAGCATGACAGCGTTTTGGAAATACTCGAAACGCTCCCGGATCAGATGTTTCCGGAAACGGCAACATGGGGGCTTATGTATCACGAGATCAAGTGGGGATTGCCGATAAGGGAAAACCTGTCATACGAGGAACGCCGGAAACTGATTTATCAGAAAAGAGACTATCGTGCGCCTATGACACCGCACAGAATGGAAGTCCTGCTGAGCGATCTGTCGGGCTGTACGGTGTATATCAATGACATCCACAGCCTGGGCGACGATGGGTATGTCCCGGAGCATCCGAACGTATTCCGGGTAACGCTCGAAGTCGGGAGTGATCCGGTAAATATGGGCGAAGTGCTGCAGAAACTCAGAAAGGTAAAGCAGTCACATACCACATTCACATTCAGAGTCACGACGGCAGTAAAACTTCTGATAGGCGTTGATCCGAAGTCTTACCGAGTCATTCACAGACTATGCGGCACGTACCCGAAGATAAGCACCGGTTGGAGATTACTGACAAGCGGAATTGAATTAGACATTACTGCAGGCGGCACGAAATCGGAGCCGCCTTTGTCGGGCGTTTCCGGAGAAACAGGACAATACCCTAAGACGAGTACCGGGCTGAAAATCACGAATGACCTGGTGGAGCTGCAGACTTCCGGAAAAGGGCAGGGCGTGAAATATGCCTTATCCGGCGAAGGAGAGGCGGGGCAGTTTCCAAAGACCAGTACCGGATTTGTTAAGGCAAACGGAGGCATTGTTGCAGAGGCATCCGGTCAAGGCAGTAGGACAGAGTATGTTGCAGCCGGTACGGTTCCGGGAGTATCAACCGGAGCAGGAAGTGCGGCCAATTCGCTTGTGCCAGGAGTGACTACCGAGAGTTTCAAGGTGACATATCCGCTTTGTGGTAGTGCTTTTGAGATATAAGAAAGGAGGTTCTTATGAGCTTATTAACGAGTGCAGCAATCACAGGTTATCAGCAGTACACGAGACGAACGCTGTCATACGCAAGGTACAAAATCGGCAGTACCTACTACAAGGTCAACATCGATTCTGTAAATGTGACAAGCGGCGGCATCGTGGAAGTGAATTTCATGATCGAGCCGACAGTAACCGGCACGATTACGGAAGTGCAGTTGTATGACACGAACGGCGACCTGTGGCTAAGAAAAGCGGAATCATTAGATGTGAGTTCCGTCGTGGAAGGTTTCTTCTACACAGTGCAGTTGGAAATTTCAGAAAAGGAGGATAACAGCTAATGCGAGAGTTAGTAAATTGGCAGGACCATGTTGTTGAACATCCCGGACGCTTTACGGTTGAGGATTTAGGCAACGGCATGGAACAGCTCACGCCGGCACCTGGCACTATCAGACAGCAGGGTACTCCTCAGAACGCAAGCAATTTCAACACTATGGACCTTGCGGCTTATGAGGCAATGCTGATTGGAAATGAGAATACCAGGATGCTTATGCAGACGATCAGAGACTTGGAGGGCGTAAAGGGATTGACGGTTGATGTCACTCTGACAAACTCCCAGGTCTATCCGTTCAACAACTCGAAGGCTACCGTCACGCTCCCGGCATTAAGGAACACGAAAGACTATTACGTGATTCCGGAAACATTGGAGACGAATGGCGAGGTTGGAGAGTATGAGGTATCGGAAAAACTGCTCAATGGTTTCAAACTGGAATTTTCCGGTTCGGCAACATCCGTAAAGGTTAGATGTCATGTGATAGGAGGTATGTACTGATGGCAAATGTAATCATCAAAAGCGAGGAATCGCAGCGTACCGCAGAGAAGATCATGGAGCAGTACGGAGTGAACAAAAACGATCCTTCCATGCGTGAGGCGGCGTACACTACGGCCCGCCTGCAGGAAGAGGCAATTAAACAGGCAGAGACAAGGAGGATTTATCGATGAAGGTAATCAAAAAGCCGGAGGACGGCAAGAACTTTGTGGAGTATTCCACGAGAGGCACGAAGATTTCTTTCAATGACGGCGAGATTTCCGCTGATCTTCAGAAGAAAGAGCGTGATGATGATGTCAAGATCGATGTCTGCATGGACTACTTGGGCGGTCTGACATTCGGCACGAGCGGAGCAAAGTTGTACGTGGCGCAGATTTTTATTCCTGCAAGGCAGTACATCGATACGGAGATCGACAACCCGGACTATGATCCGGAGGACGAGACTTCGCAGGAGAAGATCACTCAGCACGAGGCGGTACCGTTCAGCATGGATAATGTTGAGCTTACACTTTTTGAACAGGAGGTATAAGGAGCAATGGCAAAGAATTTTGACGAGATCAAATTTGCGGTAGAGGCCCTGTCGGGTGGCAAGAATACGGTCCTTTTTGACGACCAGGAAATGCCGTCGATCATGGTGCCTTTTAACAGTTTCAAGTATTCGGATGTAATCACAGGAGGCAGCGCCAACAAACATCATGCCTTTTCGGTAGGCGGTGTTGAGAAGGATGTCCTCTACGTGTCTAAGTTTCAGAATATCGTAATCAACAACAGGGCATATTCCCTGGCAGGAAAAGAGCCGAGGGTAAATGTGAACTTCGACCAGGCACTTACTTTCAGCAGAAACAAGGGCAGAGGTTGGTGCCTTACCCCTTATGCACTTTGGAGCGCAATCGCTTTATGGTGCAGAAAGAACGGCACTATGCCGAGAGGCAACAATAACTACGGGCAGGATCACACCTACACTTTGGAGAAGGGTACACCTGCAGCAAGAGATGGTAGCAATATTGTAACGAGAGTGCTTACCGGTTCCGGACCTAATACTTGGAGCCATAACTGGATGCCGGACGGTATTTTCGATCTGAACGGCAATGTATGTGAGTGGTGCGCAGGCATGAGAATTGTCAACGGCGAGATTCAGATTATCCCTTACAGCAATATCTTTGATCCGGAAGTGAGCAACGGAGCAGATTCTACCGCTTGGAAGGCGATTATGCCGGACGGCAGCCTTGTTGAACCTGGTACCACAGGAACCTTGAAGTATGATTCGACTTTCAAGTTGGTTACTTCTCTTACTAAAGCAACCGGTTCTCCGAGTGGAAGTTATGCGGCTATGGGCTTACAGTCCGGTCTCAGCGTTCCGGAAATTGCGAAGGGACTGCTTATTTATCCGGATGAACCTAACGGCGATTACGGCGGCGATTACCATTGGTGGAATGTAGAAGGCGAGCGTTTGCCGCGTTGCGGGGGCTCCTGGCGCGCTGCCGCCGATGCGGGCGTGTTCGGCGTGTCCCTCAGCACTGCCCGGTCGTCCTCGGCCGACGACCTCGGTTTCCGCTCCGCTTTTTGCGAACTGTAAACTGGTTTCTGTTTCCTGTTAGGCGAACGTTAGTGAGCCATATCTTTTTGCCCTGGGTAGCTGCATAAGCGGTTATCCGGGGTAAGTTTGTGGGAGGTACATCATGAGTGAAGAGAGAACCGGCGGAGAAGATACCGGACGGGTACTGCAGAAATTAAAAGACCTTATGGACTATGCGGAACCGCAGCTCGACAAATTTCCGAGACCGGAAAAGGGCTACGCAGGACTTGCTACGAAGATCAGAATGTGTTTTAACACGATGGCCGAGAGAGCAATGGATACGCAGAAATGTTTCTATGCGAAATCGACACTAAAGGAGCTGAACGAACTCGACAAGCAAATCCAGTATGCGAAGTTTTATGTGGAGCGTGCCAAGAAGAAAGGAATCCTCGACTTTAAGAAGTTTGAGATCATGAGTGATTACCTCGATCAGATAGGCAAAATGACTGGGAGCTGGATAGGAAAGGTTATGGAATCAGAGAAAAATAACGGCAAGAAATAAACGCAGTGATTTTTCAATGGGAATGGGCTATTGCGTTTGCCGATTTGCGGGGGCAACTGGAACAATGCCGCCAATGCGGGCGTGTTCAACGTGAACCTCAACAATGCCCGGTCGAACTCGAACGACAACATCGGTTTCCGCTCCGCTCTACCCTCCGTTAGTCAGATTTGTTGGCAGATCAAGGTCTGCTTTCCAGTACAAGAGGGGATAAAGGAGTCCATTTCCACTCCGGGCAGTATTGCAGGAGAAAAACAACCGTCTATAAGAGAGCAATGAGTGAAATAGGACAGTGGGCGGTTCAGCCACAAGGGAGACTCATGGCCCGAAATGGCAACTTTGGCAGCCGCAAGTAGCCGAAAGGCGAAAGCCGCTATACAAGAAAATGTAAGGTTGGTTGGTGTATGAAGATAAAACAGGTTTATGATCTCATATTCTCAATGGAAAACCTCTACATGGCTTATGAGGATGCGGCCAGTGGGCGGCGGTACAACAAGGATGTGCTGTTGTATTCGCAAGATACCTGGTCGCAACTTCGTGAGTTAAGGGAAAAGATACTGGCAGGCGAGTACGAGATAGAACGGTACTATATCTTCTATGTGTACGAGCCAAAGAAAAGGATGATAATGTCAATCGGCTTTGAGCATCGTATCGTCCAGTGGGCTATATACAGAGTCCTCAATCCGATTTTGGTAAAAGGGTACATTGACGATTCCTACGGCTGCATACCGGGGCGTGGTGCGTTGGGTGCCATGCAATGTCTGCAGGGGTGGGTTGAGTATGTGTCAAGGAAGGAAAACGAGTGGTTTTATCTGAAACTTGACATCAGCAAGTATTTTTACCGGATTTCACACAGGGTTTTGAAGAAAATCCTGCGGAAGAAAATCAAGGACGAGAGATTGTTGGAGGTCCTTTTCGGCGTTATAGACTGCAAGCATACGCCTTTTGGATTGCCACCGGGCAAAGGTCCGGGAGAGGTACCGCTTGAAGAGAGGCTGTATGATGTGGGTATGCCGATAGGGAACCTGCTCAGTCAGATGTTTGCGAATATATACCTGGATGCGTTGGATCAGTTCTGCAAGAGGACACTCGGCATCAAGTTCTATGTGAGGTATATGGACGACATAATCATTCTCAGCGACAGCAAAATCCAGTTAAGGGAATGGAAGGACCGGATCGCTGTATTCCTGGAAACAGAGTTAGAGCTGATGCTGAACAATAAAACCTGCATCCGGCCAATATCCCAGGGGATTGAGTTTGTAGGGTATCGGATATGGAGCAACAGGGTAGTGCTGCGAAAGTCTACGACTTTGAAAATAAAAAGAAATCTGAAAGGAATAAGGGAGGCATATCATGATTACCTTATCACTTTAGAGAAGGCATCGCAGACATTTCAGAGCTATGTGGGTATGTTGAAACATACGGATTCAGACGCATTATTAGAGAAACTGTATGACGAAATGATACTGACACATGGAGAAGGGATTGATACAGATGGCGAAAACATCTATGAATGGGGGAATGACTGGTTATGGACGGAATAGTGGAAATCATTGAAAGGCAAAACGAAGTGATCCGGAAGGAGTCACAGATCATCGACGAGCTTTTCCGCATGCTGCTGCAGCATATCGAGGTCGAGGAATTATGCAGCCTGCAGTCATACGCTGACATAAAGGATGTAGCTGCAGAAATCAAAAAGCTCGATTAGGGCAGAAAGGAGGAAAAAGCGAAGATGGAAGATGTAATAACCAGGGCAGAGCATGAAGAGTTCCGGAAGAGAATCGACCAGGAAAACGACAGACAAAACCACAGGATCAGCGACCTGGAAGATACGGTGCGACAGATCGGAAGTCTGACAACGTCGGTGGAGAAACTTGCTACAAGCATGGAAAGTATGCTCAAAGAGCAGGAAAAACAGGGTAAGCGTCTCGAAACACTGGAAGGGAGAGACGGCGAGATGTGGCGCAAAGTCGTTGGCTATGTGATTACGGCGGTGGTTGGAATTGCTATTGGCTTTATTTTTACTCAAATCGGAATGTAGGAGGTTAAAGAGCTATGCGGAAAAGCATCAAAGAGCGCCACCCTCTGAGAGCAATCAAAAACTGGTTCGGAAAGATAGGCACCCTCAACATCGTATTGATTGTTGTCGGTGCCTTTTTCGTGTGGTTTAACTGGCAGATGCTTTGTATCTTCCGGGAGCAGGGAACAATCCCGGAAACATACGCCTGCGCCGTTATTGCGGCCACGATAGGCGAGTGCGGCATCTGCGGATGGATCAGAACCACGAAAGACCGGCGAAGAGAGCGACAGTGGGAGGTAGAGGACAGAAAAGAATTATCCGGAAAAACGGAAGAAGCGGAGGCAGACAATGAATGAGATTTTATTTGAGGTACTGAAAGCGGTAATCATCATCTCGATCATGGTGGCAATGAGGTATGTGATTCCCTGGATAAAGGAGAATACGGACCTTGCCAAGAATCAGATCCTCATGGATATTGTGACCGCTGCGGTACAGTATGCGGAGCAGACTATCGGCAAGGGTAGCGGGGCAGAGAAGAAAGCCATCGTTACGGAGTTTCTGAAAAAGCAGTTGGAGGCAAAGAACCTCTCCATTTCCGACGATCAGCTAAACGCCTTGATCGAGTCTGCGGTTTATGCAATGAATTTGGCGAAAAAGCAGTAAGGAGGCGAGTTCTATGTCACTTAAAGGTAACACGAATGAGGAAAAGATTTGGAATTACCTTTTAGGTAAGGGCTTAACCAAAGCAGGAGCAGCCGGTCTTATGGGAAATCTCTATGCGGAAAGCGGTCTCAGACCGAACAATCTGCAGAACAGCTACGAGAAGTCCTTGGGATATACTGACGAGAGCTATACGGCGGCGGTTGACAACGGCACCTATGGTAATTTTGTGAAGGATAGTGCAGGGTATGGCCTGGCACAGTGGACTTATTGGAGCAGAAAGCAGAATATGCTCAATTTCCACAAGGCAGCAAAGAAGAGCATCGGGGATTTGGAAACGCAGCTTGATTTCTTAATGAAGGAGCTTTCCGGTTACAAATCTTTGTTTACTTTGTTGAAAAGCACAAGTAGCCTGCAAGCTGCAAGCGACGCCGTTTTGACGCAGTTTGAGCGTTCTGCAGATATGAGTACGGCGGTAAAGACGAAGAGGGCCGGCTACGGTCAGACCTATTATGACAAGTACGCCGGAGGAACCGGCACACAGGAGGGATCAGTTATGGGATATTCAAGACAGAAGGTAGTGGACCTTATCAACAGTTGGATCGGCAAGAAAGAATCTGATGGCAGCTATAAGTCCATTATCGACATTTACAACACGCAGAAAAGTTTTCCGAGAGGTACCAAGATGCAGTACGGTTGGGCGTGGTGCGCCTGCACTTGGTCGGCACTTGCGGTCAAGCTCGGATATACGGCAATCATGCCGGTGGAGATCAGTTGCTACTACCTGGTTGAGCAGGCGAAGAAAATGGGCGTTTGGGTGGAGAATGACGGATATGTTCCGAAACCTGGCGACGCAGTTCTCTATGACTGGCAGGACAGCGGTTCGGGCGACAATACCGGCTCCCCGGATCATGTGGGTACCGTTACGGAGGTTTACCAGTCTGCAGGTTACTTTGTGGTTGTCGAGGGCAATTACAGCAATTCAGTGAAAAAGCGTACCATTGCCATCAATGGAAAGTTTATCAGAGGCTTTATCGCTCCGAAGTACACCGATAATGCGGTTACTGCACCTGCTCAGCAGACGGCCAAGAAGGATGTTGAGACATTGGCACGTGAGGTTATCGCAGGCGCATGGGGTACCGGCGACACAAGAAAGAAGAGACTCACTGAGGCGGGCTATGATTACAATGCTGTCCAGGCAAAGGTAAACGAGATTCTGAACGGATCAGCGGCTAAGCCTAAGACCGACACCCAGGATCAGAGTCAGCCGACAGAGAAAAAGGTAACGGCTACGGAGTACGCTCAGAAGTTGGATTCCAAACTGGCCGGAACCTACAAGACGACTGCAGACCTATACATCCGGAACGGAGCAGGCACCAGTAAGAAGGCGTTGGCACTGATCCCGAAGGGGACAAGCGTAAATTGCTACGGCTATTATAGCGTTCTGAACGGAGCAAAGTGGCTGTATATCCAGGTGGCAATCGACGGCGTTCTCTATACCGGATTCAGCCACAGCGGGTATCTGAAAAAATAAGGGGAGAGACAATGAAGAACTACATCGGCGTTAAAATTGTGAAGGCTGAGCCGGAAGAGAAAAACGGCAAGCCTGGGTACCGGGTAAAATATCCGGACGGCTATACCTCCTGGAGTCCGAAGGAAACCTTTGAGAAGGCGTACCGGGAATTGGACTGTAAGGAATTTATCAACTCGGAAGAGTGATGCTCCCGACATTTATTTCGGGAACAAAAGACTTTGCCCTCGGCCAAAATGGCCGGGGGCTTTATTTTTTTGCCCGAAAATGCGGAGCAAGTCAGAGGTAAAAATCAATATACAAAATAACCAAAATTTGACCGGGTAAATTGACGAAATGTGCTTGAGCAACGATAGACGATTTTGGTACCTATCCTATGCCTAAGAAGAAAAGCTCGGTATTGAGGCGTGTACGAAGTTTTAGACCTATATGATATTTTGGGAAAGATAAGGAGCTGAATTGTTCACAATATCCACATTTTTGTGTGGATAAACTCGCTATTGAGAGTGAAAAAAACAAAGGCGGTCATTTGTCTAAATGACCATATATGTATATATCTCTATACTCTATCTCTATCTCTAATTATGGTGGAGAAAAGTCTGTCAAATGTCCGACAAGTGTCCGGACAAATGTCCTAAGCAAAATCTGCGAAATCCTTTAACTACAACGGTTTGTAGAAAATCAGCAGGGAAAAATTGAGCCAAAATTGAGCCTGTGATGCACCTGGTACTGCACCAACATTGAGCCAACTTTAACCCGATTTTTGATCCTATTTCCTTATAAATTCGATGTTGAGAGCCGAGAAGTAAAAATATTTGCATTTTGAGAAGTAAAACTATTGACAAACTCGCAGTTGCGAAGTATAATATATACATAATCAAACAAAACAAATGCTTGATTAAATCCGAAGAAAGGAGGCCCACCATATGGGAAAGAAGAAACGGAAAGACAGCAAGGGTAAGACAGAAAAAGAACTGCTCGAACAGCGTAAAATCCGATTTGAAATCTATGAGAGCCTGACAACTATCATAGCCACCATAGTAACGGTTGTATTAGCAATCATTACGGCGGTGCTTAACTGGATCGGCAACTAACTGAACGGCAGTTCCTTAACGGTGGGGGCGGAAAGCCCGCCCTCATTCGTTAAGTTTAACACAGAAGGAGGTCAAAGGCAATGAAAAAGATTAGAAGAATCTTGACAGCGCTGCTCTTCATCAATTTTTTTGGGGGCATGGCAAACGGAATGAAAGCCGGAAACCTGCTTGCGATTGTAATAAATGGAGTGGTGGTGCTGGCAATTATCAATGCAGAAAGGATGGATCAGTGAGATGGCAAAGTTAAAAGCAGAGTGGATCCCATTTATGAAGGCATACAGACTGTACGATCCGGAGCATCCTCAGCAGGCAGTAGCCTATGAGGATGACGAGGACGAGGCTGAGGCACACGCAATAGAAAACGGATATGACGGGATTGTTATATGCGATGCGGACACGATGCACGTTGAATGTTACTGATAGGAGGTAGAGCTTATGGCAGTAGGAACAATGGTAAAGATACCGGACATAGGACCACTGGCAACGGTTATTCAGACCGGCAGACACATGGTAAAGATAGACCTGCAGGGTGAGCAGATGTGGATTGAAAAGGAATTGTTAGAGATTCCGGGGTTTGGTGATGATGAATGATTAAGAAGTCGGACATCGTAAGAGAGGCAGTCCAAAAGCAGGACTGGAAGAAAGCGTTGCAGATAGCGAAGGATTTTCATATCGGAGTGACGCAGGAAGAAAGAGACAAGATGGCACGAGCCTATGAGTGTATCGTACATCCGGATTTCTACCGGCAGATCGGAACGGACATTCCGGAGGCGATAGAACAAGGCAAAACAATAGTAAAAGAATATGCGGAAAGCAGGAGGAAAAACAGTATGAAGTGGGATGTTAAGCACGACAAGGCGAAGAGAATTATCGGCGGAGCGTTAGACCAGGCTCAGATGTGGTTTACGGACAGAGAGAAGATCGCAGGACTGACAGAGGAAGAGGTAGGCGAGGTAAATAAGGAGCTTACGATTATGATTGAGTCCATCCGTAAGCGCTACAAGCTGCAGGAGAGATTGCAGGAGCAGGCGACAGAGACCAAGCCGGAGGCAGAGGTACAGATGGAGGCTCCTACGGAGGAAGTAAAGGAAGAGGTAGTAGAAGAGACACCTGCTGATCCGGAAAAGGAAGAAAAGCCGAAGAGAGGCCGCAAGCCTGCAGGAGAGAAGAAAGCAACGGCAAGAAAGCCGAGAGCAAAGAAAGCCGAGAAGGAGGCAGAGGAAGTATGAAGGTAATTGTTGCGGAGAATATGCAGCAAGCCTTTGAGCAGATTCGGACCGAGTACCTGCAGAACGGCGTGGTACTCGGAGAGCTGCTTGCAATGGTGGAAATCAGAGGCTTATCCGTTGAGGATGTCGTCGAGGTTTACAAGATGCTGCGTAGGGAAATTGATGGTTGGGAAGTGAAGGAGGTCCAGGATTGAAGAAATACGAGGTATGGATTTACGACGAGGAATCCGGATGTAATCAGCCTATGAAGTGTGAGGCGAATAGTATCAGCGAGGCACGAAGGATTGGCAAGAGATACATCGAGCAATGGCACCTGGTAGGTGCATCAATCACAGGAATCAAGGAGGTAGCGGTATGAACGAGATCAGCATGAACGCAGAGAAGGCAAGAGGATTTTTCAAGGAGGCTATCCCGGAAGTCAAAAGGCTCCGGGAATTGGCCGAGAAGTACGACATCAAGCAGGGCGTAAGAATTTATGTGGGCGACGATGATTATTTCAGCATCGAGGGCAACGGACTTGACGGATGGAGCGCAAGCAACTATGGCGGCGAGACCACAATCGAGCATGAGTACAGAGAAGTTTTGAAGATGGAGGGCGAGGACAATGCAGACAACCAGTAGGATGCCGGTTAAGAGGATCGAGAAACTGGCAATGGAGCTAAGAAAGTTCCTGCTCCATTATGGTATGTGGCAGGATGTGGACATCTACTACGACCACAAGAGGATTAGTCCCTGGGATAAAGAGACAGGAGAGTTTCACTACAACGAAGAGGACTATCTGAAAATTGAGGAAGGAGTAGAGCCGGAGGTTTACTTTGAGTATGTGAATCCGGACCACATCCTGAGCATGAGTTTTGAGGGACCGGCCTGCGGGATGATTTACTACGGGACGGCACCGGATGTAAAGAGAAGATTTGATGCGATTTTCGAGAAGTACGGGCTGTACTACGAAATGGGGCATCATTGGAATTTGAGCTGTTATTTCATAGGAGATTGAGCATGGAAAGATTGGATTATAACAAGGAACATTGGCAGAGAGTTGAGGTCAAGGGTAAGGAGTGCCTGTTTAATGATATGAGAATAGACAGAAACACGACCCCGGAGGGTAAGTATATGTACGAAGTGGCCGACGGCGACAGCGACGGAATCCCCTGCAGGATGCGTCCGGGGATAATGGTAAACTTTTTCGGCACCATTGTATGCGACGAGCCGTTTGAGCCGGACGAGGGAGATACAATTTGGCTCGATTATGAAGATTGGGGGTTCTTGGAATGAGCGAAGAAAGGAAATATCCGGAAGATGTCGGTTCCTGCGAGATCAGAGAAGGCGAAGAGCCGAAGATCGAGAGAAAGTTTTGGGGGCAGGGAAACATCTTCAAGAGTTGGGATGCGTACCACAACAGGCCAAAGGCTCCCTGCTACGTGCCGGAGTTATCCGATTCGGTCTATACGGCAGAGGACTTCCTGCATATCTGCAACGATCAGAAAGAATTTGCAGACGAGTTATTTGACGGAGTGGACTGGCAGCATCCGGAGAGCCTTTTGGAAGATTGGCAGAGAAACAATGAGTGGGTAAACTGCCCGAAGTGTGGGAAACTGGTTGACTTCGGGGACGGAACCAATGACAAGAAATGCCCTTCATGCGGGGTGGAAGTAGGAGGCGAATAGTATGGGTTACAAGTGGCGTGGAATGAGAAAGCTGACCTTTGAAGAGGTCAAGGAAAGATTAGAGAAGGGAGAGCTGGGCGGCTGTTATAAGCTGTACGATGACAACACCGAGGCGGCAATGGGACCATTCATAGACCTGGAGGATATTAAGCAGCACAGAGACAACGGCGGTGAGTTTGGAGAAGAGCTTGACAGCGTGGAGCTATCCCTGCCGGACGGAAAATTGATTACAGTACCGGAGGTTGTGGATATATCAGAGCTTGGCAGTCTTGACGAACTGGAATACTCCTTGTGGGGAGTGATAGAAGAATACCTGGCTCTGTTCGGAATCCGGACGCAGGACGATGATCCGGACTGGGCGACGGTCAAGACGGTGCAGGACAGCCTCTTAACGGTCCTTATGGACGCAGGCGTGAATTTCAAACTGCTCTCCGATGAAAAACAGGGCGAGATTGAAAAAGCCTTAAAAGAGGCTGAGAATAAGCAGGCGTTGAAGGTGTCTCTCGATGTGAATGTCACAGACGAGGACATAGACGACATTGTTTGTACGGCACTTGAAGGCGGCATCAATTACTGGTGCAACGAGGCAGAGGTTGAAGGCGAATACCTGGGAGAATACGCAAGCGAACAGATCAGCAGAGGCGGTAGGCTTATCCTGCACGATTGCGAAGAGGACGAGAAGTATATTCTCGACAGGGAAAAGCTGATAAATGGCATCAAGAGATATGTTGAAGATCCGGACAAACCGTATGACATCCTCTGCAGACAGGATAATACGATAGGTTGTCACAAGGGATATGCACTTGACTGTTGTATGGTGGATGCGGTAGTGGCGGATATGATCGTACAGTACGGTTTGTTTGGTGAGATTGTTTTCGGATAAGGAGGGCTTGTTATGGCGGTGACAGTAGCGGTTTTGATATTCCTGGTGGCAATGGGAAAGAGAAAGTGAGGCGGCGATGAACACAAAGGTAGAGTATTTGTATAGAGATGCGTCCAACTACAAGGTACACAATGAGGCGGTCATTAAGGGAACGCTTACGACAGAGCAGATAGAAGAGATCATATCCTGCTGTGACTGCGTAGAGTATTTCGTTCCTCAGCAGGTAGGATTGCCGGAAACGAGGTTCGGGAAGATTACCGAGGACGATCATTGTTGGTTTGAAATCTGCAGAGAAGGATTTTCAGAGACAGACCAGGCAAGCACAGTTGATTTGACAGCGGAAGAGTTGTACCGGAATTTCCTGGTGGCATCCGGAAAGTGGGATGAATGGGCGTGGCTGAAAGGAGTTGAGACTGAGTGAAGAGCATAGTAACGGAATACACCGGTATTTGCTTTTTTTGCGGCAGACAGGCAGAGGGCGAGCATCATCTGATATTTGGTACCGCAGGAAGAGAGCTTTCGGAGAAAGATGGTTTGAAGGTTCCCATCTGCAATGACTGTCACAATATGGGTGATAAGCTGAAACGGATTCACGATAACCCGATGGCCGAGAAGTTGTCAAAGATGTTAGGGCAAGCGATATATGAGGCGAAGATAGGAACCAGGGAAGAGTTCAGAAAGAGATACGGAAAATCATATTTGTAGGAGGCGGCAATGATAGAGAAAGAAAGATATACGGAATGGAGCGGAGGTCATGGAGCAGGCAAGCCAGGGAAAGATTGTTACACTCAGCTTGCGAAATACGAGGATTCAAATTTGAGTCCGGAGGAAGTGATACAGCTTATGAATGGAGAGAGAAAAGTCTTTATCCTGCATGGGTATTGGGACACGCCGGACTATGACGGAGTTACAATCGTCTTGGTTACGACATCCGAGAGAAAGGCGAAAGAGGCACTGGAAAAGGTAGCAGATAACAAGGCTAAGGACTACCTGCTTATGGGCGGTTATCTGCAGGAAGAAAGAGGCGAAAGACATTACGAGGTAACGAACGGCGAGAAGTACGCCAAGTTTTATATTACGGAGGAGGTTGTGGACTATGAGGAATGATTTGATTCGGGCAATACTTGACTGTGGGATTGATGATCTGAGTATGCTTGACGACGCAGAGGCGGATATGTTCGAGATAGTGGATAAGATGAAGTCCAAAGGTATGGAGTTGTCTCTGAATAATATCATGACCGAGGTAATCAAAGAGGGAATACACAGACTGGGGCAGGCGGTAAAGGAACTTAGAGCAGACTTGAAAAAAGAAAAGAAGGCAGGACAAATGTCGGACGAAAGTGCGGATCAGTGGGAAAAGCTCAACCGGTACCGTCTGAATCCGGAAGAGGATTTCAGATACTATGTGAACTGCCTGGATACGAACCTGTACTTTTACACCGACAACAAGGCAGAGAAACAGGAAATTTACAAGGAACTGTTTGCGGAAGAGTTGAAAGCCCTGGTTGATTACACCGGCTTTGACATCCAGTGGTAGGAGGCAATATGGAATTATTAAGAAAAGAACATATAACGGAAAAGTATGTGATTGTTGCTCCAAAGGATGGAAGGTTGAAATATTTAAGTAGAGGATATTTCAGAAAGCACGACTTCGATTATACGATCAAGCTAAACGGAGCGATGCAGTACGACACAAAAGAGCTTGCAGAAAAGGCTTTGGAAAGAATTGGCATAGATGGCATGGTCGCAAAGATTAGAAAGACAATAGAATTAGTGGAGGTAGAGAACAAGTGAAAGTATTGGCAATTTTAGAAGGAGAGAGCGTCGCAATCCAGGAAGATACCGAGTACGCAGCGTTTGGCTTTGATGTTGACAAGCAGGAGTATGTGAGGATTGGTAGACCAGTAGGCACAGAGCTTTTGTGCAGGAACCGTCTGAACGAGGCGGCAGAAAAAGGATGGATTTCGGAAAGTGTGGATTGCACGAGAGTAATCATCCGGAAGAGAAAGGTGCTTACCTGCATCGGAGAATGGGAGGCGGTACAATGAAGAACACATTGGTTGACCTCAATAATCATCTGTTCGCAGAGCTTGAAAGGCTTTCGGACGAGCGAGGAATTGGAGGAAGAGATCAAGAGGGCAGATGCAGTCTGCGGGGTATCAATGCAGATTATTCAGAATGGAGCGCTGGCACTGAAAGCGGAGCAGTTTAAGGAAAACTCCATATCAGCAACGCCGGCACTTCCGGAGTTCTTGCGGGGGGGGGGCGATGAATAATGGCAGCTCCTCACAAGTGGACGGAAGGCGAGAAAGATTTCCTGCGAGAATATGTCTTATCTCATACATGGCCGGAGGCGGCAGAAGAGTTCAATAGGCGGTATGGGTGTGATTTATCTGAAACAGCGGTAAGAGCTGCAGGAAAGAGGTTCAAGATCAGAACCGGAAGGACCGGCCAGTATGAAAAAGGTCATGTTCCTGCAAACAAGGGAACGCATCCACCGACAGTAGGGCGTATGGCTGAAACCCAGTTCAAGAAAGGGCAAGTATCTCAAAATCATCTCCCAGTAGGGAGTGTGAGGGTGCGAAGGTCCTACAAGGGCAAAAAGCCTTATGTGTGGGAAAAGGTGGCTGAGCCTAACAAGTGGAGAATGAAACACGTTCTCGAATGGGAAAGGCACAACGGACCGGTACCAAAGGGCAAGATAGTGGTATTTGCAGACGGCGACACTTTGAACACCGACATATCGAATCTGCTCCTGGTAAGCAGGTCACAGCACGCAGTAATGAACAGGTGGGGCATCAAAGGATGCGACAAGGATCACGCCGAGGTTGCGGCGAACATAGCGAGTTTGAAAATTCAGATTTCAAAAGCGAAGAGAGCAAAGAAAGGAGAAAAATAATATGCCAAATTGGGTAAGAAATGTAGTAAAAGCAAAGGGGATTCACAATCTCCCGGTATTCACAAAAGACGAGGAAACCGGAAAAGATAACTTCGATTTCGGGACAATCGTACCGAGACCGGAGGGACTGGATGTACAAGCAGGATCGTGTGAAGAGACAAGCATCATGTACTATCTGACGGAAAGGTGTACGGTTCCGCTTGATTGTCTATCAGACGAGAAGAAAGAGATCATATCCAAACTTATAAAGAATAGTCTTGTAGTAGGAAAGGACTGGAAACAGGAAATCTTTCAAAGGGCAATGACGCAGACATTTAAGAAGAGCGAGGAAGAAAAAAACGGAATCTACCAGTTAGGCAGAACCTATGTAGAGAATTATCGGATGTGCGGATATACCACATGGTACGAATGGAACATAGCAAACTGGGGAACAAAGTGGAACGCATACGAGACCGAAAAGAAGGACGAAGATACAATTTCATTTGATACAGCTTGGAGTATGCCGGAACCAGTTATGTTGAAATTATCTGAAATGTTCCCGGAGATTGAGTTTGAACACTGGTACGCAGACGAGGATGCAGGTAGTAATACCGGCTACGTCACATACAAGGCAGGGGAGATTACCGGTGGATGCGCCTATGATAGCTGCTCCAACGAGGCATACGAGACATATATCTATTGTTGGGGAGAGTCTGAATGTTTCGAGAAGGATAAGGACGGCAACTGGCATCCTAAGCGTTGCGAGGATTGCAATGGTTGTTAAGGAGGACGAGATGGATAAGGAAAAGATGATAAAGCAATTAGAGGACCTGGCAGAGCATTGCGAGACCATGATCGACAAGGATGATCCGGATTGCATTTGGAAGGGCGACACAGAGGCTTTAATGGTGGCGGTGGAGAAATTCACGACTGAGTGCGAAGGAAACGATGCACAGGGCATTATCAGAGCGATACTGGCAAAGGAAGGGCTGAATCAGCAGCAACTCGCAGATAAGGTAGGAACGATCCGACAGAACATCAGTCAGATGCTTACCAGGGGCGAGGGCATGAGATTTTCCAGTTTTCAGAAGATGGTGCAGGCTCTCGGTTACGAGGTAATTTGCAGAAAAAAATCTTGAAAAATTCTGCTTTTGAGAAGTAAAACTATTGACAAACTCGCAGTTGCGAAGTATAATATATACATAATCAAACAAAGCAAATGTGAAGGAGGAAATGGTTATGAAGAAATATTACGATCCGGAGTACGGCAGAGTGGTAACAGAGGAAGTTCCGAAGAAACAGTATGAGTGGTTTAAGCAGCAGAGTTGGTTTCATAAGAGCTACGAAGAGTTCTTGGCAGATAATTTTCTGAACGCAGATGGGAGCGAGATTAAGTAGGGTATATTTTTTTACCCTCAATACTCGCAAATGAGAGATTTTAAGTGGCAAACGACACGCAGAACCGAGAAAGGATGTGGCAGTATGAAGGAGTTGTTAAAGCAGATCGAATTGGTAGAGCAGGATATGAACAAAGCCCAGGAGCAGGCTGATTACTGGTTGACCGTAGAGCCTTTTAATGAGGACAAGGTAGAAGAGTATGAGCAGAAGGGCGACGTGCTGTATGAAAAGCTCTTCGACCTCATAGAGAAAGCTGCAGATCAGATTGTCAGAATCACTTCCGGCGGCGTGGATAAGCAGACGGCAAGAGTGATGATCCGCACCAAGCGGAAGGAACTGGAAAGATTATTCGGATAGGAGGCGACGAGATGGCTTATCAGAGAAAGACAAGGGACCGTTGGGACATCGAAACCAACTACGGCTACGGCTGGGAGGTTGAGAACAGCGAGTACACAAGGGCAGATGCAAAGAGGTCTCTCCGGGAGTACAGAGAGAACCTGCAGGCATACGGGAAATGCGATGTACGCATGACAAAGCACAGAGAAAGATTGGAGGAAACGGCATGACATTGAGGACGACATTTGGGGTTTATGCAGGTGTTTACCTGCAGGTAGGCAAGTACCGGGCAGACGATAGCGTAGCGATCCAGGCGTGGAACAGACAGGACGGATGTATTGCGACGCTTACGGTTTGCCTGTGTGACAGAAGTTTGGGCGAGGGCGAGGCATACATCGACACGAACAACTGTCCCTGGGCGGTAGATTTCATCGAGCAGGAAGGTCTCGGCAAGAGAACCGGGAGAACCGGAAAGAGCGGCTACTGCACCTATCCGGTTGTGAAGTTTGATATGGAGAAAGTCAAAGAGAAGGAGGTAGCGGCGTAATGGAAAGAGTGTATTACAGCATCGACGAAGAAAGAGCGAGATCAGCTCACGAAATGATGTCATTCAGTGACTACAAGCAGGGCAGCAAGACAGCGGAGTACCAGTCTTATGTGAATAAGGCATACGACCTTGCGGACGCAATAGCAGAGGAAAGGCCGGAGGACGCAGAGAGAGCCTATGGATTGGCAGAGAGGTATGCGAAGAGACTGGCAGACAACATGAACGCAGAGAGCAGGATCGGTTGTATGTGTCCGTCGGTTATGATTTCCGGACCTGCCAACTTCCCGGTACGCAAGAAGGAAAAGCAAAACGCCGCCTGGGACCGCAATCATAAGGAGTGGAACGAGATACAAGAGATTCTGCAGAAGATCGAGAATATCCGCTACGGAAAAGAGATCATCAAATCCGGCGACGAGGATGCGGTTGAGAAGTTGGAGAGGAAACTGGACGAGCTGAAAGCTACCCAGGAGAAGATGAAGGCGGCGAACAGGGCAATCCGCATGAAGGATTCAGAGAAAGGCAACGCAAAGCTGAAAGAGCTTGGATTTTCTGACGAGCAGATCAAGGAGTTGCGGACACCGGACTTTTGCGGAAGGCTTGGTTTTCCGGACTACGCCCTGCAGAACAATAATGCAAATATCCACAGGACGGAGGACCGGCTGAAATCTCTGAAAGCCACCAAAGAGAAGGGAACGCAGGAAACGGAGTGCAAGTTTTTCAAGGTGGTAAAGAATACGGAGATTATGCGCCTGCAGCTTATCTTCGACGGAAAGCCTGATCCGGAAGTGAGAGACATATTGAAAGGCAACGGTTTCAAATGGGCGCCGTCTCAGAGTGCATGGCAGAGACAGCTCACCGGAAATGCGGAGTATGCGTTACAGCAAGTAATCAAGGAGTTGGAGAAACTGGAAGGAGAGACACCATGAAGATAGAACCGAGGAAAGAAACGGACAGAGGCGGGTACCTCTGCTTGCCATTATGTGAGAACGTACCAAACGGCAAGCCTGGTTGCAAGAAAATCCATTGTCCGGTATGCGGCGAGATGTGTTGGTGGAGTCCGGAGAATATCGGTGTGATGTACCACAGCAAACTTGACGGAGCAGCCTGCACCAAATGTGCATTAAAGATAGGATCGGAGGCGAGAGCATGACATTAAGGAAAGCGGCAAAGGGAGTGTTTCCTAAGCAGAGTAGCGGGATGGCATCCTACAACATTGGTTTCAATGACGGCGACGAGACGCAGTTTGATGTACGAAACCTGTCGGAGTTAGAAGAGTGTTGGAAGGGTTTCTGCAAAGACGAGGGATGTGATCCCAACTCAGTAGATTATGTAGAGAGGGCGTGAAGAGATGGAGGCACTGACAAAGAGCATTGCAAGAGAATACAGACAGAGAGCCGAAAAGCTACCGCCGAACGGTTTGCAGGACATAGGCGAAAGAAGAAAGCTGAGGATCGAGCTGCAGAGCAAATGTGCTTTGTCGGAGGTCGAGGCTATCAATATTCTCAATGGCTTTAATGTGGATATTTACATTGTAGCGTCACAGAGAAGAATCAGAAGAATGGAGGAAGAGAATGAGCGAAGTGCGAGTTGAGAAGGGTGGATTTACCTTGTACCTGGGCGGTACATGGATGGAGATTTCCAACAAATACGGCGTGTTGGAGCATGGAGATGTGGCGGTACTTAATCCGGGAACCATTCCGGAGGGTTGGGCTGAGAAGAGACTGGATAAGTTCATCGAGAAACACAAGGTTGCGGACTTTCCGAGACCGGACATCATCAAGAAGGTGGCATTTGATCCGGAAACACAGAGATATATCCAGTTGCAGGCGGTGTATTCGGAAAGCGGCAAAGTTTGGACGGTTCAGAAGTACGACGATGAATTTGTTTACATGGGCGAGATATGGTCCGGATGCGAATATCCGGACGAGGTTAAGAACTGGATGCACGACAATTATCAGATTGAGAGTGGTCTGACAGCCTATGTGCTAAGAGATGGTCTTGGGGATTGCACGAACGGCGGTATTTCTTCAGCAAGAAAAGAGCTATACATCATGACCGAAGGAAAATATCCATTTGAGCCGGACGATCTGAGGCAGTGCATCGGCATCGAGTTTAGGGATTGCTGCGGAGAGACTTATGTGGACGCAAAGCCGCTGTACTTTCCGAGAAGGTGGTATATGGCCGGCGGCAATTTCCTCTATACATCGGATTCGAGATACAAGGAGATTACCGGGATCAGCTACCCGGTATCGATACATGACAGGTACGAAGGGAGGTAAGACAGTATGCGGATTATCGGCTATTACATTCATGGGAATAAGCAGTACGTAGCGTTTACGGACGACACGAGCAGGAACGGCAGTTTTAAGATTACCGACGGTTTCCATGACAGGGCGGTGACAGAGAGAAATAAAGAGAAATTTGTCGGGTACCGACCTGCAGACAGATCAGAGATAGATGTCAAGAAAATTGCCAGTCGGATGCGTGGGGCGAGGCCTTGGCATCCGTTGCTGAAAATCTTAGCGAAGGAGGCGGCAGCATGAAGGAGTTGAAACTGAACTTAGGGACGGAGGACACGCAGAGAGTAGTTGCCTGCATCAAAGGGATTGCCGGAAGTGTTTCTGCAGACGACATTGTGGAAATTATCATCAAGGCGGCAGAGGCAGAGGAAGGATCAGCACAGAAACAACCTGCAGTCACTATGAGCAGCAAGGAAGTAGCGGAGATATTTGCAAAGCAGCATACGGTGGTGTTCAAGCAGATTTCCGGTTTCCTATGCAGCAAGGCAACGGAGCAGGATAAGAAGGAGTTTCGACTGACCTCATTCAAGATTCCGCAGGGGCAGACATACCCGATGTATGAGCTGACAGAGAAAGCCTGCAACCTCTATTATGACCTGCTGAAAAGCCGGACAAACTATAAGACGGTAGCGGCGGGGTTGGAGAGGTACAAGCAGGCAATCCAGGAGCGGTTTCATCCGGCAAAGAAACTGTCCTCATTCCCGATAGGGTTGATCGGCAGCGGATTTCTGCTTGAAGGAAAGCCAAGGAAGGAATACGAGCCATACTGTGATGTGTTTAACCAGTTTATAACAGGTCCGGCTTGCGAGGGCAGGGAGATAACGGAGCTGACGGAGAAGTACCAGGCGTTTTACAAGGTAATGCAGGACTTCCAACTGACGGCGAAGGACAGTAATCGGATGGAAACAGCTATGTATGATGTGGCGATAGAGGCAGAGATGCAGGGCTTCATCTATGGATTTAAGTTATTCGATGCGATCCTCAACATGAAACCGCAGGTGGCGTAGGAGGTGGCTTATGAATGAGAAGTACATAGAAATCTGCGAGGAATTAGGATGGAGCGTCAATGAGTGCGAGGATGGAACGGTAGAGCTTGAAACTACCACGAAGTACGAGGGAGATTTTGTTTTCACAGTAAACAAGGAGAATTTTGTGCAGGAAATCTGGGACTACTACAACGACTTCGATGTTGACGAGTACGTGGAAATGTACTTAGAGGCAAGGAAGAACGGATTGGCAGGAGTACCGAGCGCACGAGGACTTGTTGAGGATGCGGAAGATACAGAAAAGAGATTAGAGGAACTGGCAATCAGATTATCAGCAGTAAAGGAGGAAGATTAAGCAATGGCAGTAGTAGAAATCAAGTTGGAGCAGTTGAAGATTCACCCCAAGAATGTCCGGAAGGAGTATGAGGGAATCGAAGAGTTGGCACAGAGCATCAAGGAAAACGGCATCATGCAGAATCTAACCGTTGTTCCCGATCCGGAAGATCCAGGGAAGTATTTTGTGGTTATCGGAAACCGCAGACTTACGGCGGCAAGGCAGGCGGGCATTGAGACCGCTCCCTGCGTTATCATCGAGGATATGAGCGACAGGGACCAGGTTACGACAATGCTGACCGAGAACATGAACCGCAAGGACTTGAAGATTTACGAAGAGGCGGCGGCAATTCAGATGTGCTTTGCGGACTTTGGATTCGGAATGGAAGAGATGGAGCAGAAAACCGGACTTTCCAAGACGACGATCAATCACAGACTGAATGTAGCAAAGCTGAATGAGAAGGTGCTGCGTGAGAAGGCAGAGAGCGAAGAGTTTCAGTTATCGCTTACGGACCTTTACTCACTGGAGAAGGTCGAGAATGTCAAGACGAGGAATAAGATTCTGAAAGAGGCCAGGGATTCGAGAGACCTGGCAAACAAGGCAAGATCAGCAGCAAGAGAGGAACTGCAGGCAAAGAATGAGAAGGAACTTATCGCACTCTGCAAGAAGAGAGACATCAAGGCGGCTCCCAAAGAGGCAGATAATGAGTTTTATTCCGGAAAATGGGATAAAGTCGCAGACTACAGCCTTACCGATAAAGTACCTAAGCAGTTGAAGGTAGGGAAGGGTGGCGAGCTGTTCTATCTGACGAGATACGGCACATTCTACATCATCAAGAAAGCGGAGACAAAGAAGAAAGAGCCTACCAAGCAGGACTTGGAGGAAAGAGAGAAGAAGAAAAATAAGAGAGAGTTGACAGCAAAATATAAGGCTATGTTTGAGGATATGGGCGATTTCGTTCGGAATATCCTGGACGGTAAGGTTGAGCCGGTAAAGGAAACCGAGAAACTGGATATGTTGATTTGGAACCTGTTCATGTGTGATTCTACGTGGATCGGAAAGAACGACATTACGCAGGCCATTCTCGGAAAAGAACTATACGCAAAGGACATAACAGAGGAAGAGAGAAAGACCGCAGAAGAAAAGGCGGCCAAACTTCCTATCCTGCAGCAGAAGATTGCGGTAGCTTACTGGAAGTTGAAGGACTTGAATCTGATGGAGTGGAACAATACATACAGCAAGAGTGCCGGCGAGAAGTTAGATCGACTGTATGACATCCTGGCAATGTTTGGCTTCTCCTACTCAGACGATGAAAGCTACAAGATTGCAAGCGGTGAGCATGAGCTATACACCAAGAAAGAGAAAGTAGGCGAATAAAGGTGGCATATTTACTTGAAGAAACGCTCAAATTTCCAAAGGATAACTTTAAGAGTATGAAATATCAGCCCTACGAAATGAAACCGAAATTTTCTATGTATCGGGTGTATCAATGGCATACATATTGGTACGGAGATGTCTATGTTTCATTCAGCGGAGGTGTGGATAGCACAGTATTGGCATATATTGTCTGCATGGCATACAGAGAATTTGATTTGAAAGGAGATGTAAGGCTTGTATTCTGCGATACCGGAATGGAGTTTCCGGAGATCAGGGATTTTGTCAAGCAATATCCGATTTGGCTCCGGGATCAATTCCCGGAGTTAGATATACAACTCGATATTATATACCCGAAACATGGGTTTAAGTGGGTATGCGAACATCATGGGTTCCCGATCATTAGTAAGGAAACAGCTATGAAAATAAGAAAGCTCCGGAAAGGAAAATTGAGCTACAGATACAGAAATTACCTGCTAAATGGAGATGAAAGAGGGAAGTTTGGAATCCTTGCAAAGAAGTGGCAGTTTTTGACGGACAAGCAGCAGATAAGAGAGGATATATCCGAAAAATGCTGTGATGTGTTAAAAAAGGAACCATTCAAAAGGTACGGCAAGCAGACTGGCAGAAAGCCTTTTATCGGAATAACGCAGGACGAGAGCTTTGTAAGAGAAAATATATACAATCATACCGGGTGCAATGTCTATGACGGAAGAACAATAAAAAGCCAACCTTTAGGATTTTGGCCAAAACAAGAAATAATACAATTCGTGGTAGATAAAGAGATCCCGGTATGCTCGGTGTACGGAAAGCCCATCAAGGATGAAAATGGAGATTGGAAGTTTACAGGAGAGCAAAGAACTGGTTGCATTTTGTGCGGCTTTGGGTGTCACTTAGAGCAGGAACCAAATAGGTTGCAGCGGATGAAATACTCAGACTGCATGGTGCATAGGCAACTTTATGATTGGGGAATGGGGATTGAAAATAACGAAGTGACATACAAAGAGGCACTTGAACATTGCGGCATCCATACGGAGTAGGAGGCGAGAATGGCAGAACTACATACAATATATCTTTTCGGGCGGCAGGCAGTATGTCCTGCCTGCTCCGGACTGATAACAAAGGACGGGGAAACAGAGTTCAGATGCGTGGACTGCAACGAGAGGTATGAGGCAATCGAACCGGGAACATCTGACAACGAAATGGTGTTCAGGCATATTCAGAGAGAAGGTGTATGAAATGTGGGAGTACGGACCTCATGGAATTTTCTTTCCGGGAGGATTTTTCGCACCATTCCCTCCGGCAAGGGAGAGGATCAAAAAGATAAAGGAGGAAGGAATCGAAATGACTACACAGGCAAGGTTAAGAATATTTGCGGAGGCATATAAGGAGCAACCAACAGGGAAAGAGGTCGAAGGAACCGTAGAATTATTAGAAGAGGCTGCAGAGTGTATCGACAGATTATCAGATAGCGAAGGAAGAGACGCAGTTTATCGCCGGTGCATTTGTGAATATGGCACTCAGCCTCAAATTGATATGGCATTAGAGGAAATGAGTGAGCTAACGAAGGCTTTGCTGAAATGGAGAAGAGCAGAGGGAGCCGAGCTGACAGCAGCAAGAGACAATATTGTTGACGAACTCGCAGATGTGAGGATTATGTGCCGGCAGATGGAGATTCTTTTCCAGGCAGAAGATGAAGTTGAGAAAAGAATTGATTTCAAGGTAAATAGGCAACGGAAACGCCTTGATGAAAGAAAGGAGCAGCGAAATGAGTAGCTATGGAACAGGGAAATTCGATAAGAATGGAATCGAAATAGCAGTAGGCGACATTGTTCATTTCAGAGCAAATGGTTATTCGTTTGTCGGAAAAGGAGTGGTCTATTTAACGGAAGAGGCAGACGGACTTGGAGATGATCCGTTTAGAATCAGAGATACACGCCCAGGAAAAAATGAAGGGCGAGTTTATCCGTATTATCCGGATGCGACATACAGAATTGATGAACGCAAGGAGGGATGATATGGCAAAGCAGGTGTTGAACAGAAAAGAGTACAAGGACATCAAGAAGATGGACCACAACCAAATGAGCGACTTCATGGAGAGGATTTATATGCGTGGCTTTGAGGCCGGAAAGAAATCTGCATCCGGGCTGTCGGAAGAAGAAACCAAAGAGGCCATCCTGCAGATCAAGGGCATAGGCGAAAAGAAGGCGACAGATATTGTCGAGGCACTAAGGGCAGCTCACGAGGCAAAAGAAACGGGGTGATAGGATGGAAAGGGAAGAAAAGAGAGTCTATCTCGTGATCCCGGAGTTCAGTGGGGCGAATATCCCGGTAGCGGTAGCGGCCAGGATCATGAAAAAGGATAAGCAGTTTGTGAGACAGGGCATCATTCAAGGACTGCTTGACTTTGGAGTAGCCTTCAAGAAGGAAGGGAGCGATCAGTACGATTATTACATATCGCCGCTGAAATTTTGGGAGGCGACAGGCTTTGTATATAGCGGAGAGACAGAGTGACGAGGCGGTTTTCTCCCAGGACAAAAAACCGGAATGTAAGAAAGGGAGTAAGATACAGAAGGTTTCCGTCGTTTTAGCGCATCTCCTTTTGGGAAGGTATATCACGGAAATAAAACAGGGCGGACGGCGCAACCGCCCGGAAAGGAGCAGAGTTGTTGAGTTGCTGTGA